GAATATGACGCTAATGGTATAATAACACAAGATTTAGTTGAAATTTTAGACGAAAGAGAAAACAACCTTAAAAGAACTATGGGCGATGATTTTATTATTGATAAAACTACCCCTATAGGTAATATGGAATTAGCAGATGCTACCAATGAAGCTAATATACAAGATTTAATTGCTTGGTTAATACCAAACCAAATAGACGCCAATACAGCTCAAGGTATATTTTTAGATGCTATTTGTGAAAAAAACAGAATATATAGAAAACAACCAGAATATACAAAAGTAAATTTTATTCTTAATGGTACAGCAGATACATTGTTTTATAGCGGTGATATTATTGTAGCTGATAGTTTGACTGGTGTATATTATGATTTGAATGAAGATGTGACTATAGGTTCAGACGGTACAATATCAGCTCAATTTATATGCGAAGATTATGGTGAATATGTACCCACCTCTGGTTCTACCTTAGAAATTTTAACCCCAGTTGTAGGATTAAATAGCGTAACATTAAACACAGAAAACCCTAATATTATTCTTGGTAGATTAGCAGAAACAGACGATGAATTAAGAGTGCGTAGACAATATAGTGTTGGTCAAACAGCAACTACAACAATGGCTTCTATGTTGGCATCTATATACTCGTTAGATGGTGTGCTTCATGCTACATATTTTGAAAATGATACGTTATTAACAGATTCACACGGTATACCTGCTAAAGCATTTGAATTTATAGTAGATGGCGGAGATGAAAACGAAATTAGTGATGTAATTTTCTATAATAAATCTATAGGTTCACAAGCATATGGAACTACAATTATAGAAAAAACCGATGAAGAAGGAAATGTGTATTCTATAGGGTTTTCAAAAGCTGATAAAGTGAACGCTGGAATGGAAATTGTTTTAACAGTTTCCTCTTTACCTTCTGAAACTTGGATAAATAACGTTAAAAATGCATTAAAAGAAAAATTTGATAGTATACAAGGGATAGGTGATGACGTTAAAAATTATGATTATTTCACTGTTTTAACAACATTTTCTGGCATAAACAATATAGATTCTGTTAAAATTTATGATGTTGATGCAACTGGTACACCACTCTACGACCAATTATCTATCGGCGAAAAACAAATAGGTAAATTAGATATAACAAATATTTCAATTACCACAGAAGTAGGTTAAAAATGTATTATATAGACGATTATAGACAACAAGCAATAAATAAAATTATACCTTATTTAATAGAATTTCCAGAAATAGTTTCTATTATTGAGAATTCTGCTGATAGATACCAAGCAATAGAAGATGTTTTATGGAGAATAGCTAATAATTTTAAAGTAATAAACTCTCGTGGTATATTTCTTAACGCTCACGCACACAATGAAGTAGTGGATTTAGTTTATACCGATAAAGCAAAAGATGCATTTACTTATGGAACAGAATTTCCAGAAACACAAGCTTTTGGAACTGGACATTTTTACTCACAGGCTTCATATCTTTCTGGTATATCAAAAGATGTTTCAGAGGACAAATTAATAAGAGCAGTACAAGAAAAGATTATACAAAATAATACAAACGGTACAATACAAGATTTTATTGAAGCTATGAAATTGCATTTTAATGCTACTTCAGTAGGTATATATGAAAGTTATCCTTTAGCTATTTCTTTAATGTTATCTGGTGAAAAATTAGAATTGTCTTCTTCTGGAAATAAAGAAGCTATTAAAAAATGTTTACCAGCTTGTGTAAGTTTAAATAATTTGTATATAAATGACCATTTATTTGACCAACTTATTTATAATAATGAGTCTGGATATGCAAATGATAGTCGTTACCCTATAACACTTGGTGATAGTGATTATTTATATAAATACGTATCTACTGCTGTTAATTTAAACAGTAGTGATAAAGAATATATAAAAATTAACAGCCCATTTTATAATGTAGATTTTACTCAAGACGAAATACCTTTTGAATGTATTTGTGGGCAACTTACTAGATTAAACAACAATAGGGTTGTATACTCTATTATATATAATTCAACTAATGTTTATAAAATTTCGCTTATTACAACACAAATAGAGGGTGAATATTATTTTGTATTGTCAAGAACTATGTGGGATGATGCAAATTCAATATGGCAAAATATAAGCACATTTAATACAAATATTAAAGCAGAATTAAATAAAGATTATACTTTTTTACTAAGCATAAACCATGACTCTTTTGATTTCTTTAGAGCTTGGATTTTTGACGGTGTTAAACTTATAGGACAAAACTCTCTTCAAGATACGTCATGGGTATATAATATTATACAAAATAATATAAATTTTACACAAATTCAGTTGAATACAACAAATATAAGTTATGATGAACAAAATATTGTAAATGCAGAAATTATAAATTATAATAATAAAAATATAGATAATTATTCTGATTTTACATATTATTGTATATTGGGTGGCATATTAAATAATGAAAATAATATAGATGTAAATAATAAATCATCTCATTACTATATAACTTGTTTTGGTGAAAAAAACATTTTATTTAATTGCTTATCTAATAATAATCATATTATAATAAATACAGACAGTATACTTCAAAATAATTTAACCGTAAAGCAAAGTTCTTATAATTATAAAAAATGGCACTCTAATGGTAAATATCTTAATATATATAATAAAAATAATCAACCAAGTATAAGATGGAGCTCACAACAACCTATAGATTCACTCATAAATTCTTTTGATTTATCTTTTGATTTATGTTTACCTATAAATTCAACAGCAAATATATTAAATGGTCTATTAGGTTCTAATACAAAATTTAATATATCTTACAACACTGAACAACAAAAATTGATATTAGTTTTACCTACATATACCTCTGGGAATGTAGAAGTGCCTTATACTATAGAAGTAAATTTATCTAATGAAGAATTTATTAAGAAATTTAATAATTTAAAAATAAAATATGCTGACAACAAAATATATATTTATATAGATGATGTACTAATAAAAAGCGAAAATATATTAGACGTTAATATAAGGTATTTAAATGCTATATTAGAATTAGGTCCGATAAATGCTTTTGTTAAAGATTTAATTTTTAATTGTGTTTATACAGATGGTGTAAATATATCGAATTTAGAATATGATTTACCTTTAACTGATAGTTTATATGAAAAAAATAATTTAATACAACCAGTGAATTATAATGCAAGATTTTTAACTACACCGCAATTAGTAGATAACATAACAAATAAAGATTTATTTAATAATAAAACATTAAGAATAGTTAATTTTTAAGTAGGAGTGAAAAATGGCTTATCCAGAAGATTTAGATAGTAAATATAATTTAAGAAATTATAATTTTGCCGTAAATGATAATAATATTTTACCATATGATGAATCGTTATTTAAAAGTGGTTATAGAAATGCTGATGAAAGCGATACTTTAAGTGTACCAGACGCACATAATGTAAACTGGATGTACGATATTTTATATAGAAATTTGAGATATACAAAAGATACAGCGGTTGAAAACAAAAATCTTTTAGCTAATAAAATAGCTACTCCTACAACTATTGGTCAAATAAAGGTTGGTCAAGGACTTAGAGTATTATCTGATGGCACATTAACTTTAGAAAATCCTATGACTGGCGATAAACAATCTATAACATATGATATTCCAGTTGGTATGTTTATGTTATGGAGTGGTTCATTTATACCTGAATATTTTATAGAACCAGATGGAACGTCAAGATTAAAAGCAGATTACCCAGAATTAATAACTTATGCCACTGAGAATAATTTATATGGCGAAGGTAAATTGTTTTATGATGACCCAGAAGATAATACTAAATTTATTGTATCTGATATGAGAGATGCGTTTATAAAAACTGCGTCTTCTATAAATGATATAGGTATTTATACACCTGATGGTTTACCAACTTTGACTATACCTAGTTCTGGAAACCACTCTCATAGTGGTACTACTGGAAATGATTCCCCAGACCATTATCACGCTAGGGGTACACAGGACATTACTGGTACATTACCTGGTGAAAATACTAGAGAAAGCTCATGGTGGCAAAATGTAACAGGAGCTTTTTATAATGCTGGAACTACAAATAGTAAAAGAGGGCATTCTGCCGAAGATAGTGATAATACTAATTATAGCTTTAGGGCTTCTCGCTCATGGACAGGTAGAAGTAGTGGTGCTGTTGCATCTAATGGTACAACTGCACAACGCCATCAGCACTCATTCAATATATCGAACACTGGTGCACATACGCATAGTATAACACATTTAGCTCAAACTAGAGAAGATGGTAAGGTTATGCCAGCGAACTGGAGTTTAAGACTTATATTAAAAGCTAAACCTACCCCGCAAGTTAGAACTGTTCCTATTGGTACAATACTTGATTATAGTGGCACCGTTGCACCAGACGGATTTATTATTGCTAATGGTTTTACAATACTTAAAAATGGTCATGAAGATTTATATAATTGGGCTATACAAAATGATTTAATGAAACCATATTCAGAATATACTAATGATGGTACACCTCATTCTTGTTATTATGAAGGTCCTACTGATGATACATTTATAATACCTAATTTAGTTGGTGTATATAGAAGAGGTGAAAATGAAGATATAGGCGTATACGAACAAGATAGCGCACCAGATATACAAGGCACGTTTTTAACTAATGATGTAGGTTCTGCTTATTTAAGTGGTTCGTTTAATTATATTGGTGAATCATTAACACCAGGTTTTGCTGCATCTGGTACCGCAACATCTATAGTTATGGATTTTAAAGCTTCAAATAATACAGATTCAACATTATACCCAAATGGTAATCCATATGGAAGAAAAAATATTGTACAACCTAAAACCGTAAGAACACTTCCTATTTTGAAATACTAAACTAAAATAAAATTGTAAATTGAAGGTTTTAAAATGAAAATATATTTTTATAATCCAAATACTTTTGAATATACATATTCTGGTGAAGCACAATACGACCCTGTAAATCCAGATTATCCGCTTGTACCACCGTGCGCAACACTTGTTGAACCTTTGCTAAATGAAAAAGGGTATGTTAATATATGGTGCAAAACACATTGGGAATATACAGAAGACCATCGTGGAGAAATATGGTATAACGCTAATTTAAAAAAATTAGTTATTATTAATTTTATAGGTAAACTACCAGATTACTACTATACACCAGACAGTCCAATAGCTAATCCACCTGAAGGTTCATACTGGGAATGGGATAATGTAAATCAAAAATGGGTACCGAATGTATCTTTGTATAAGATAGAAGTATATAATTCATTTAATGCAATTTGGGAATATAAAAATAACATACCATATACCTTTGATAGTCATAGATATTTGTCTAAATGGAGAGATTTATATAATTCTATATATTCTACTCTTAAAGATGGCATAAAAGACCAATATAGACTTCAAGATTATGACGGTGGTTTATTTTATGTAAACCAAGCTCAAATGAGAGAAATTTATATAAAAATGGCTGAAGTTGTAGATAAAATGTATATGGACAAACAAGATTTAGAATTGTTTTTTAAAGAAAACAATGATTATCAGCAATTGTCTTTAAAATTGCAAGAATATTTAAGTAAAAAATATTAAGAAGGATATAAATTATGGTAGATAAACCGAGTAAACCAAGTGGTATATGGGCATTAAAAGTAGATAACAGTGACAATCCTATATATTTTGCAGAAAATAGTGGAACTGTACAAGTTATGACTAATGAAGAATATTTACAAGGTCGTAATATGACTGGTGAACCTGAAACTTTATTGGGAAGTATACCAGATATTCATAAGGAAGATTGGTTATTACAATATTTTACTCATCATTTGGTTTATATCGAACAAATGTTAGACTACCTTGATGAACAAATATCTGGAGGCGTCTAATGATTAATACAATCGCAACAATTTTAGGTACTGGTGTAGTTGTAGGTGGTGCAATTGGAACAATTTTAACTGGTTTTTATAAAACAAACAAATCTGCACAACAAGATTATAAAGAAATAGAAGAAAAGTTTGATAAAAAAATAGAAGATTTAAGAAGCAGTTTTGAAAATAAAGTAAAAGATAATCATTCTTCTATAAAAGAAGAATTAGATAAAATATCTTCTAAAATTGATAATATAACAACAAATTATGTAAGTAATGAAAATTTTAAAACTTACGCTGATACAATGAATAAATTACTTGAAATGACGAGTGAAAGAATAGGTAGATTGGAAAATACCTTAGAAGATATAAGAGAAGATATTACAATCGCATTAAAAAATAAAAATTAAAAATGGCTCTGAAAACCCTTGGTATATAAGAGCAAAATTACAAAGTTTAAATCATTTTAATAAAAAGAGTTTAAAGAAAATGGGAAATTATACATATAAAATTAAGAAGGGTTATAAGGGTCCAATAAATATTACTGTAAGAAATAGAGACGAAGATAAACCTATTGACCTTACTGGTTCAAAAATTTTAATTCAAATAAAAGATGAATTACAAGATGAATTTTATATAATAAATAAAACTATAACTGAAAATACAGATGTATATGTAGATGGTCGAATTGTATCCCCCGAAGAAGGTCAAATTATCATAAGGTTTAACGATGAAGATTATGATAAATTTGTTATTGAAAGAATATATTTTTTGACTATTTGGTGGGTAAAGGAAAATGAAGATTTTGCTAAAGTAATATCTTCTAATTGCGGTGAGCAACTACAATTTCAAGTTTGTTATCCATAAGGAGTAAGAATGGGACTAGATATAGATTTATATACACCAAAAATAGATATAGATGATGATGGTGCCGATGATATTATTATTGAAATCACTGGCTTAAAATCAATTAATAAATTTATAGGGCTAGAAGATACACCATTATATTATGATAATGGTAAATTTTTTAAAGTAGAAAACAATAAAATTGTATATACAGATATACAATGGAAAGATATTTCTGGAAATATAGAAGATGCACCAGAAATTGTAGCTTTTATTGAAGATTTAATCGAAGAAATTTCTGCTAAAGTCGTGGATGACCATATATACCTCCACGATATAGCTAAAGATGCACATCCATATATACAAAATATAATTCACGAAAATTATGAAACATTAGATATTAAAATTGATAATACAAAAGAAGAATTATCTCAAGATATTTCCAACTTAAATGATGCTTTAAATCAAGAAATTTCTGATAGAGAAACGGCAGATAACAACTTATCGGAAGATATACAAGAAGAAATTTTAGCTAGGATTGAGGGTGACACAACACTTCAGAACGAGATAAATACAGTAAATACTAATTTACAAAACGAAATAGATGCTAGAATTGAGGGTGACACAAACCTTTCAAATTCGTTAGATGAACTATCAAACAATTTAATACAAGAAGTATTAGATAGACAAGAACAAGATAGTATTTTACAAGAACAAATTACATCTAATTATAATGCTTTAGACGATAAAATTGATACAGAAATTTCTAATAGAACATCTGCCGATACAACCTTACAAAATAATATTGACACTGAAGCATCAACAAGACAAAGTGCCGATTCCACATTGCAAGGTAATATTGACACGTTATCTGATACCGTTTCAAGTAATTATAATGACTTATCAGACCAAATAGATAATTTATCTGATACTGTAACAAGTAATTACACAACATTAGATACTAAAATAGATAATATAAAAACATCACTTGAGGGTGATATTAACGATTTATCGACAACCGTTTCAAATAATTACACTACTCTTGATGGCAAAATAACCAATCTTACTTCTACAGTAAGTGACAACTATACAGAACTTGATGGCAGAATAACTGCTAATACAAATAATATTTCCGCTATTAATAGTAAAATACCTAATCAGGCTTCAAGCTCAAACCAGTTAGCCGATAAAGATTTCGTAAATTCATCTATTGCAACAAATACGGCTAATTTTATAGGTACTTTTAATTCTGTTGCAGAACTTGAAGCGTATACAGGTACGTTGACTAATAACGATTATGCCTTTGTTGCCACCACTGATACAGCAGGGAATACACTTTATGACCGTTACAAATGGAATGGTTATGAATGGTTGTTCGAATATGAATTAAATAACTCTTCTTTTACAGCGGTACAATGGGCAAGTATCAATTCTGGTGCTACTACTGAAAATATAAACCAAATTGCAATAAACGCAAATAATATCATTAATTTACAAACAAATAAACAAGATAAACTTACCGCTGGTGCGAATATTCAAATAAACAATAATATTATATCTGCAACAGATACAACTTATACTGCTGGTTCTGGTATTTCTATTGAAAATAATGTTATTTCCAACACCCAAACTTCAGCAGTATGGGGTAATATTCAAGGTACATTGTCGGACCAGACGGATTTACAAACAGAGCTAAATAGTAAGCAGGATAGTCTTATAAGTGGTACAAATATAAAAACTATTAACCTAACAAGTATATTAGGTAGTGGTGATATATCAGTTGCAACTTCTGCGCAAGGTGCTTTAGCAGATACGGCATTACAACCTAATGATAATATTTCAGAGCTTATAAACGATGTTGGTTATATAACAAGTGAAGATTTACCTATTGTTAACAATGGTGTATTAACCATTCAGGTAAACGGTGATGATTTAGCTAGTTTCAGCGCAAATCAATTTGGAAATACGACAGCAAATATTGTTGTCCCTGACAGTGCCACTTGGGGGAATATAACAGGCATATTAAGTAATCAAACCGATTTACAAAATGCTTTAAATAACAAATATGATGCTTCAAATCCTAACGGTTACACTTCTAATATAGGTACAGTTACGAGCGTTAATGATATTCAGCCTGTCGGAGGTAACGTAACGCTTTCAATCCCGACTGCAACGAGTGATTTAACAAATGATAGCGGATTTATAACAAGTGCCGATTTACCGACAGTCGACCAAATTTTTGACGGTACAAGCACTAACGCACAAAGTGGTGTAGCGATTATTACTGAACTTGCGAAAAAGCAAGACCTTCTCACTTCTTTTAATGCTGGAACTGACATTTCTATTATAGAAAGTACGATTATTGTTAGCGGAGATGGCTCTATTGAGCTTAATGAAGCTGAAAATGAAGGACTTAATAGTGTAACACTTGAAGGTAAGTGTGAGCAACGCAATTTACCTAGTGAGTATACGCAGGTTGAGTATTTAGAGTCAAGTGGTACACAGTATATTGATACTGGGGTAAAGCCTAACGCAAATCAAATAGTGGATATTAAATACACTTATGTAAGAATAGGATTCGTTTTTGGTTGCAGAGCTACGGAGTCAACACAATATAGTGGTATCACTAACGAGGATGTCACTGGTAGTATTTTTAATATTCGTTGGGGGAATAAAGTTATTTATACAACATCCCCTCAGCCACAAGGCACTGTTACTGTGCATATTGAGAATGGTAATACTCGATTAAATAATAAATTAGTTTCGACGGATACATATGGTTCAAGTTTTTATGATGGAAATATTGTCTTGTTTAATATAAACCATGGTGGCGTCGTGCCGAATTGGTATATGAACTATGGTTATAATAAAATACATAGTTTTATTATTTCAGAAAATGGTACTCTTGTCCGCAACTTAATACCTTGTAGACATAATTCTGATAATGTATTAGGTATGTACGATACTGTAACAGACACTTTCTTGACTAATGCAGGCACAGGTAATTTTACCGCTGGTGCAGACGTAACAGCTCCATCACCTGAAACACCTATAGATATATGGTGTAATAACGGGGCGATTAAAGTAAATTCGCAAGGTCAAGTCTACACCGACGGCACTACTGAAACGGTAACAGTCCATAGTGAAAATATCGCTCCGCTTTCTTCATCAACATCTTTCGATTTCTCAAACAATATATTAAGTAATATAAGAACAGATACGAGAACGGAATTTCAATTTCAGATTCAGGCATCCGTAGGTGGCAGTTGGAGAACAGTTGGAACTTTTCTCGTGACATCAACAGGGGTGAAAGAATATACTTTTGACATTCCTCCTGAAGTTACAGATATAAGAGTAAAGCACAATGGCGCAACAACAGATTTGGTTATCACTTCTGGTTTTGTTTTACCAGAGGGTTCTTATACAATACACTTTGACTGTCTTTCTTATAACCCAACTATCGTGGGTGGAATACAATTAAAAGATTTCGTATTTTGTCAAACACCTTATTTTAACGGTGGCACTGCAACTGCTGAAATGCTATTGGGTGTTGGTAATTATAAAGATACTCAAGAAGTATTAACTGGTAATGTAACAAGGAATGTTGGCATTAAGGTGCTTGACGGTAGTGAAGATTGGAGAGCTCACAAGACTTTAGAGGGTTGGTTTCAATTAGGTGAGCCTTTAGTTTACAATGGTATTGCTCCTGCTTTATGCACACATTATCCTTACAGTTCTGAACAAAGTTCAGAAGGTGTCTTTTTTAGTACAGGAAGAGATAGTATACCAACAAGTAGATTTATAATTGCGGATAATGTAAACTTCCCCAATACAGGTATGATTGCAGAGTTTAAGCAATACCTTGCCGACCAATACGCAAACGGTACACCAGTTATAATAGTATATCCGCTTGAAGAGCCTACTACTGAAAGTGTAACAGGTCAACCGCTAAGCATTCAATCTGGTAATAATATAATAACTACAACTGGTTCAATAAATAATCTACCGATTTCAGCTAATTATAATAGGCAAGGCGGAACACTCATAAGTTTTACAAACGAAACAGGATATATAACGGGTATTACATCAGATGATGTTACAACTGCATTAGGCTATACCCCATATAATGCTACAAATCCCAGTGGTTATGAACCAAATGTGATTGAAACTATAAAAGTAAATGATAACGTTTTAACTCCTACAAATAAAACTGTTAATATTGTAGTTCCAACAAGTGCAAGTGATATTGGTGCATTACCTAATACTACAACTATTGAAGATTTGACTACTTCATCACAGCTTGTAGCTATAAATTCAGGGGCAACAACTACAAATATTAATCAGATAGCGACTAATACAAGTGCAATATCTACAATTAATAATAAAATACCGAGTGCCGCAAGCGCAACAAATCAATTAGCAGATAAAAATTTTGTAAATAGTTCTATTGCAACAAATACGGCGACATTTAGAGGCACATTTGATTCTGTTGCAGAACTTGAAGCGTATTCAGGTGAGAAAGATGATAACGACTATGCGTTTGTAACTGGAGTAGATAGTGATGGAAATACATATTACGATAGATATAAATACAATGGTACGACTTGGGTATTTGAATATAGGTTGAATAATTCAAGTTTTACATCAGTGCAATGGAATGCTATCAATTCAGGAGCTAATATTACAAATATTGGACAAATTGCCACTAATACATCAAATATTACTAATTTGACTACTAATAAACAAGATGTTATAAGTGATTTAAGCACAATTAGAAGTAATGCTTCGGCGGGTGCAAATGCTGCTACTACTATTGCTGGTTATGGAAATATCGTAACTCATAATGTAAATGAATTTGCAACGGCTACGCAAGGTGCTTTAGCAAGCACAGCATTACAACCTAACGATAATATATCATCATTAATAAATGATGTAGGGTATATCACAAATGCAAGTCTTCCAACAGTTAATGATGCGACAATAACCATTCAAAAAAACGGTTTAAATATAGGTACATTTACGCTCAATCAAGAAAATAATGATACTTTAAATATAACCGTACCTACACAGGCAAGCGACATTGGGGCTATGCCTGATACCATAACTATTGAAGATTTAACAACAACGGCACAATTAAACGCATTAAATTCGGGTGCAACAACTTCAAATATTGGACAAATTACAACAAACCAAAACAATATTGCTGATATTAGAGCGTTAATTCCAGCACAAGCAACCACGTCAAATCAATTAGCCGATAAGAACTTTGTAAATTCATCTATTGCAACGAATACAGCTAATTTTATAGGAACATTTAATAGTGTTGCAGAACTTGAAGCATATAGCGGAACTTTGACCAATAATGATTATGCCTTTGTTGCCACCACTGATAGTGTAGGAAATACTTTATATGACCGATATAAATATAATGCCGATAGTCAACAATGGATATTCGAATATGAACTAAATAACTCTTCTTTCACTGCTACACAGTTGGAGAGTATTAACTCTGGAATTACAAGTGGTGACGTTACACTTATAAGAACAGCATTACAACCTAATGACAATATATCTGAGCTTATTAATGATGTAGGTTATATAACAGGGATTACAAGTTCTGATATAACTACGGCTTTAGGGTTTACACCTTATAATTCAACAAATCCAGCAGGCTATATAACAAGCTCTGCATTATCTCCATATGCTAGAACTTCTGATTTAGCAACAGTAGCCACGAGCGGAAGTTACAACGATTTGACGAATAAGCCGACTATTCCTGCTCCACAAGTTAATTCTGATTGGAATGCAACAAGTGGCGTCGCACAGATACTTAATAAACCAACTCTTGCAACTGTAGCGACAAGTGGCAGTTATAATGATTTGAGTAATAAGCCTACAATTCCAAGTGAAGTAACAGAAAATACTGTTAGTGATTGGGGATTTACTAAAAACACGGGTACAGTAACTTCTGTTAATAATATAAGCCCCGTTAACGGAAATATAACTTTAAATATCCCCGATATAAGTAATCTTGCAAATAAGGATTTATCTAACCTAACTTCTACAGGTAATAGTAAATTCCAAGCACCTTTAGTTTCTGGTACTAATATTAAGACTATTAATAACACATCGTTACTTGGTAGCGGGAACATTGATATACAAGGTGGAAGCACTATTACGGTTGACGAAGCATTGTCAACAACTTCAACCAACCCTGTACAAAATAAGGTTATAACTAATGCGCTTCCTGACACATCTTCATTATCCTATTATGGCACTTGTGCAACGGTAGCATCTACACAAGCTAAAGTTGTCGACTGCCCTGAATTTACGGAGTTAAAAGAAGGTGCATCAATTAGGGTTAAATTTACCTACGCACAGTCTTATAATGGTGCGCCGACTTTAAATGTCAATTCTACAGGTGCAATAAGTGTAAAATCTATTGGTACGACAAACGCTACGCGTTATTGTTGGCTAGCAGGTGAAGTTGTAGCTTTTACTTATGACGGTACAAACTGGATAATGGAAGATGCAGGAATTGCAAGCACAACTTATTATGGGTATACAAAATTATATACAGGGGCAGGGAGTACAAGCACATCAACAGCTTTAACACCTGCAAGTTTGAATAATTTAGCTCAACTTATGGTTGAACCATATCCAGTTTATTCAGCGTCAGCGACTTATGATGTAGGTGATAGGGTAAGATACGGTTATCAGGCTTGGGAATGTATAACCGCAATAACGACAGCAGAAGCTTGGGATGCTGAACACTGGAAAGCATTAGACCCGATACAAACACAGATTGATAATATAAATGCGACTATAGGCGACATTGAAACATTACTAAGTGAGGTATAAAAATGACAATAGCTAGTGAAATACAAAGAATAAAAACAAATATTGCAAATGCTTATATCTCTTGCGATAATAAAGGGGCAACAATGCCTAGTACGCAAAATAGTGCTAATTTAGCTAATTGTGTTAATAGTATACCAACAGGCATTACCCCAACAGGTACAATATCAATTACCAATAACGGTGTGTACGATGTTACAAATTATGCAAGTGCAAATGTAAATATTAGTAGTGGTGGTGGCGATACAGTAGGTATAACAAGAGAAGTATCTTCAAATGGGGTGTTTCAAATGCCTGAAAATGACTTTACTTTTAGTTTGCCTAGTAATGCTACGGATGTGGGTGGCGGTGCAATGTCCTATGCTTTCGCCAGTTGCAGAAATTTAACAAGCGTAGACTTAAGCAGTCTGACTACAGTGAGTGGTGTTAATGCAATGAACTATGCTTTCTTCGCTTGCACAGGTTTAACAAGCGTAGACTTAAGCAGTCTGACTACAATAAGTGGTAGTAGTGCAATGAACTATACTTTCTACAATTGCAGAAATTTAACAAGCGTAGACTTAAGCAGTCTGACTACAGTAAGTGGTAGTCAAGCAATGTACTATGCTTTCTACGCTTGCGCAGGTTTAACAAGCGTAGACTTAAGCAGTCTGACTACAGTAAGTGGTAGTAATACAATGTACCGTGCTTTCTATAGTTGCACGAGTTTAACAAGCGTAGACTTAAGCAGTCTGACTACAGTGAGTGGTAGTGGCGGTGCAATAGCCTATGCTTTCAGCGGTTGTACAGGTTTAACAAGCGTAGACTTAAGCAGTCTGACTACAGTGAGTGGTAATGGTGCAATGAACTATACTTTCCAAAATTGCACAGGTTTAACAAGCGTATTATTCACTAATCTTGAAATAATCGGAGCAAATAGTTGGTTAGTTGACTACGGACATTTTACACAATGTTTCTATAATTGTAATAATCTAACTTCTATAACATTCCCTAAGCTTGAAAAAATCTATTGCACAGGTGGAACGTCAACAAGTTACGGTACTTTTGCAAATAATAATAAAGTGCAAAAAATGTATTTTCCCAAACTTGACACAATTACTTACGGTAACGGTGCAAATACATCAAATCAGAACGCTTGCAAAAATGTATTCTATGGCTGTTCAGCTCTAACAGAACTACATTTTGGGGCAGCAAATCAAGCTGCTATTGAAGCGAGTCCTGGTTATTCAACTGCTTGGGGTAGGGGTGCAGGCGATGTAACAATTTACTTTGATTTATAAGGAGAAAATTTATGATAACAACAACATTAACAAAATTAACAGCAAGTACAGGAATGGTACTAACAAACGGCAAAAACTTTACTCATTCAGTATTACTAAGAGAAGATGAAAGTCCTGAAGATTGGTCTGAAATTACAGAAGAATATTTTAGAAAACTTCAAGCACAAATGACTCCTAGAGAATTTTTGCTTGCTTTAATTAACAAAGGTAAAACAAGAGAACAAATTGAAGCAATTATAAATTCTGATGATAAAATTTGGGCAGAATTAACAGGCGCAACAGCAATTATACGTGCTAATCCATTACTTGATTTGTTGTGTAGCAAATTAGATTTAACACCTAATGATTTAGATAAAATGTTTGGATTATAAATAAAGCTTGAATAACTTTATTAAATTCTAAGATAGGGGGAAAAGAAGGCTTTGAATTGCCACAAGATAATTTACTTAACTAGGTAAAATCAAAATTTATTTATTTTTTTAATGATAAAAAAGGTAGATTATTTATTATAACAAGGAGTTTAAAATGAGGGTAGAAAAGACAAATAACGCTTCTTTTTGTGGTTATAACTTTAAATTAAAAAAAATGTACCGACAAGGTAAACTTCCTAAGAATTTAATAGATATGGGTGGTAATAAAATTACACAACGAAATTTATCTGGAGACCACGGTATACCTCGCTCTTTAGGTGGTAAAAATACAGATGATAATATGATACTTGCGACAAAACAATTTAACTCTTTAAGAGGTAATAGACCATTAAAAGAAGTTGTTACATTAGATAATTTAATAAAATGGGCAAATCAATATTTAAAATTAGGTACAATTGATGGTTTTGATTTTGTAAAATATGTACAAAATATATTTAAAATATTTGAGAAATAACGCTAAGATAGATATGTAAAAATTTAAAAACAGGGATATATAAAATGTCAGAAAAAATAATTTTAGTACGAGGCGATGATACAGATTTTAATTACCAAGTCTTATTGGTGTTAAATTTTATAAGCACTTTAAACCTAGAAGGTTATAAAACAAGATTAACTATTGAAAACCCTACAAATGTAATAAAAACTTATGAAATCTTTAATAATAATTGCGAAGTTAATTTTGATAAAAGTATAACTTCTACTTTAGAAGTTGGCGAACATAGATGTACCGTCAAATTACTAAATTCTTTAAATCAAATCAAAACCATATATAATTTTGACATTTTAGTACAAGACGAATTCGATATTTCAACTAAATTTATCAACGAATATACTGTCGATATAAAAATTGATGATGGTATCAATAAATATAAAAATTACAACGAACTATTTAATAAACCGTTAATAAATGACGTTGAATTGGTCGGTAATAAAAGTTTTGAAGATTTAGGTATCACAGAATATACAGAAAATACTATTGATAGTAAAATAGAAGAACATAATATAAATGCAAATTCACATCAAGATATAAGACAAGAGTTAAACAATAAACAAGATACTTTAATTGCTGGCTCTAACATCACTATTATAGACGGTATTATATCGTCATTAGGTGCACAAGGTGGTGTAACAACAGACTATAAAGAATTAGGTAATAAACCTAAGATTAATAATGTAACATTAGTTGATAATGTTTCTTTAGAAGATTTAGGTGTTCAACCAGTTGGTGAATATATAACTGAGGAAGTATTAGATAATAAAGGATATTTGACTGCTGTGCCTACTGGATATGTAACAGAAGAAGAATTAAATTCATATAATTTCTTAACAGAAGTTCCAGAAGATTATTATACAAATACTCAAAATGAAGGAATATATGCTAAAAAAGAAGAATTAAATAATAAACAGAATATTTTAACCGCTGGGGATAATATAACAATAGAAACTGTAGATGAAAACACAGTTATATCTGCAAATATACCAGAACAATACATAACAGAAAATGAATTATTAGAAAGAAATTATATCAATTCAGATTATTTAACAACCCAATTAAACAAAAAACAAAATTTAATGAGGGCTGGTAATAATATTAGATTTTATCAAAATGCAGATGGTTCTTATACAATATCCGCGGTAGATGGGCAAAGTTCACCGTCTATAGCTTCGTATAATGCTTTAAGTAATAAACCGCAGATAGGCGGTATAGAACTTATAGGAAATAAAAGTCTTTCACAATTAGGAATACAACCCGCTGGTGAATATTCACCTATTTTAACTGCTGGTGATAATATAACCATAGAACAATCTAATGGTGAAACAGTTATATCTGCTATTATACCAGAAGATATATGTACTGATGCTGAATTAGAAGCTGGATTATCAACAAAAGCAAATAAAGCTACAACTTTATCTGGTTATAATATAGAAAATGCATATACTAAGACAGAAATAGATGAATTTTTTGATATTTATTTAGATAATAAAATTTCAGACATAGTTAAAAGTGCACCAAACCAAATAATAAGATATACAGAAAAAACTATAACATTACAGTCTGACACTGAAATATCGTTCGCTAATGGATTAAATATAGACAATGCATTGAAAAGTTTAAGTGTCTTAAATGAAAATGATTTGATATTAGACCTTAGCAATACTCCATTTAATGATGAATATAAAGATTTTTATATAATAGCAATTTATGAAAATGATATATTGTCTTTAAAGGTTATACCTTGTAATAAATTTACAATGTTTAATGGAGAGGTTATACCTTTAACCTTAAAGGGGTATGTAAAACATGTTTACCAAAATAAATACTATGAAATGGTAGAAAATAATGGTATTAACACACCTATACCTAAAATTATTAAAATATTAGGTAAAGGAACTGCTGTAGCAGATGAAAATATGATATTTAAAATAACATCTGTTACACCTTGTGGGGTAAATAGATTAGCCACAGAAGACGAAGTTTTACGCTTCCAAGAGTATATAGGCACAAATTATCAACGCAATTTAACTTTTGGAGATAATTTTAATGTAGAAAATAATGTCGTAAATTATCAAATACCTTCTAACTATATTAGTGTTGATTATTTGGTTGAAAATGATTATGTAACTCAAACAAATATAAATGACGCTGTACGTATACATAATACGAATGGAACATCTCATGAAGATATAAGACAACTTATACAAAATACGAGAGATAATTATATCGCAAAAACACAATTTAACCAATTAGCAAATAGAGTTAGTATTTTAGAAAATAAAGTTGACGAAATTTTAAACAGATTGGGTGAATAAAATGAATAAAATATTATCTACTATTATTATTTTAATGTTAACTTGTTTGCCATGTTCTGCTAGTTCGGAGGGTGTGAGTTATATCTAAAATTAAATTTTTAGGTAAAATTAGTAAATATATTGTCTTTTATAAAAATGATATTTGTGAATTTATATTATATCCTAATATAGATATTGAAGAACAAGAAATAAATGGCTTTAACTTTAAGTTTGTTTATAAAATAAAAACGAAGGGAGAGAAACATGAATTTTCTAAAAAAAATGTTCGTATTCTTAAAGGACTCTAGTATATTAGTAGATGTTAAAACAGCATTATTACCTATAATACAAGACGATTTAAAAGAATTAAAACCTAAAATTTTAATATATATAAATGATAAAACACCATGTGCTAAAGAAAAACTTATAGATTTTATATTATTAAAAGTTAAATTACCTTGGTATTTAAGACCATTTAAAGGTAAAGTAAAAAATATATTAAATAAAAATTTTGATAAAGTTTTAGATTTTGTTTTACAAGTTATAGGGTTAAAATAATGGCTATTATATATGATAAAGAATTTTTTAGAATGATGTTAAGAACCGATTTAGAAAAATGGATTAAAGATAATTATGATAATCTTATCGGCAGTACAATATTTACCAAAAATAATAGTTTAACCTCTAAAATTGTATCTTGGGCACAAAAAATACATGATAAATCTAAAGATAATTTTATACCTTCACATACAGCTTCAATAGTAGAAAAAGATGGTGAACTTTATCTTTTTGATATGAAACCACCCAAAGCAAGTATACAGCCACTATTCAAATACCTATATACTTCAAAAGATGAATTTGTATTGGTTTTAAGAAACTACCCACTTGATACATTTATGTTTAGTAAGAATCTTTTATATCATGTTGGTGAATTATACCCATATTTAAGTGCAATTAGGTCTGTATTTACAAAACGTCAAACAAAATGGGTAAACCACTGTTCAGAAATATTTGCACGTGAATTAGATAGACAAGGTTTTAAATTCCCAAAAGGGTTTAATTTAGAGTGTACCCCTAATGAATTATTAAATGTTTTAAAAGATATATAGTGAAAAGAGCCAGTTTATCTGGCTCTTGTTGCAAATGAAGGGAGACATTTTATAAACTTAACAATTCATAATCTTCTTCTATATCATCTTTTGGTAAATCTTCGTCTTTTCTTATTGCCCAATACCATTGTAAAACTTTATCTATTGTTTTCCCTTCTTTTTTTACTAATTCTTGTGGAATATCAAACTTTTTATAGTCGCCAGATATTAAATGTAGTTGTATAATATTGAAATTTGGTAGATTATCACTATATAGATGCGTCATACCGCTATTTTGTAATAGTTTATAATATATATAAAGCTGTCTAGCGTATGGTGCTAATTGAGATTTAGTTTTAAACTTGGGTTTACCAGTGTTTTTGTCTAATGACGAGGTTGTTTTATAGTCCCAAATAGAAAACTTGTTATCGTAATAACAAACCAAATCTATTGAACCCTGTATAAATTTATCCATTGATATAAAAATCTCTGAATAAACAAGGTCTGTAAAAATAAGCTCTCTTTTTATAAAATCGGGTAGACACTTTAAGGCAAAATCTAAATAAAAATCTTTAGTTTCTTGTATGTCTGGTATTTTACGTAATATTTCACTGTCATTAAATGACTCTTCTGCATATTTTTTAATATCGTTTATAATCTTATTTTCTATTTGCTGTTGTATTTTTAAAGAAGGTTTTTTACTTTTTTGTAAAATCTTTAATTGTTCAATAATTGGTTTATCTTTTTTTCTACCTTCTTTATCACATATATAATGTTCTAATATACTATGAACAATTGTACCCTTATTTAAAGTCTCTTCTTTATTATTATCTTGTTCTAACAATGGTGTGTCATTTTTCCACCTTATTAAAAACTTATCCTTATATAAATCAATTGGAAATAAAGAATAAGCTATTTTGGTGGAGCTTGGAAGGTCCTCATTATATTCTTCGCCTCTACCTTTTGATGTAAACTTATTTTCAAGAATTTCTTTTATTTTTTTACGATTCTTAATAACTTCATATTTAAAATCTGTTTGACAAAAATTTCTTAATTCTAAAAAATCGTTAACATCTTTTTCGTAAATTGTGTTGTATTCATCTGTTAATTTATTGTGTATTAAAACAAACATACAAAATCCTAACCATTATATCCATAATTATATCACACTTATATACTTTTGTCAAGTGTTTAAGTTACACTTTATACTAAAATGATTAAAATCCTTATATATCAATGGTTTACAAAACATATTGACAAATAGTTGTTCACGTGATATAATTAACCATGAGGTTAACCAAGAGGTATACCTTTAAGGTATATAATAAGGTATACCTATAGGTATACTTAAAGGTATAATAATAGGTATAATAATAGGTATAATACTTATATACCTCTAATATAATACTTAATATACCTTAAAGGTATACTTATTATAAGGTATACTAATATTTTTATACCATTGTTTTAACAATAGTATACTAATATTGGTGTACTGTTATTGTAATAACATTATACTTTATAGGTATACTAATATTAAGTAAACCAATATTATATTACTGAAATTAAATAATTTCATATAAAATAATGGTATAATTAAAGTAAAATATATTTGTTTTTTTTCTTCTTTTTAAAAGAATAAACCTCTTAATAAACTTGACAAATATACCTTTAGGTGCTAAAATAAATATAGCAATAGAAAGGTTTACTACTTTATGATAAAAGCAATAATTGGACCTATGTTTGGTTCAAAATCTTCAAGATTAATTGATATAGCATTAGATTTAGAGAAAGAGGGTAAAAAATTTAAAGTTTTCTTTCCAGCATCTTGTAATAAATTAGATGGATATATCTATTCGAGAGAAAACGATAAAAAAATTAAAGCTATAAAAGTATTTGACATAAGTGATTTATACAACAATGTTAATGACTGTGAAATAATACTTTTGGATGAATTTACTTTTATGTGTACATCTCAATATATAGATGAATTTATGGCTTTTTTAGACGCTATGGATGAAAGAAATATTGATGTAATACTTGCAGGTTTACAATTGGATTATATGGGTAAATCTTTTGATTTAACTGAAAGAGTGTTACCTTATTGTGATGAAATCGTAACTACATCTGCTATTTGTGAACATTGTGGCAAACCAGCAAGTAGACAAATACGTAAAATTGATGGTGTAATAGATACAGTGGAAAATACACCTACTTTAATAATGGAAAATGAAAATGTAGTGTATATTCCTTTATGTAGGTCTTGTTTTAGAAAATTAACTGGGTTAACTGCTATCAAGTAGTTAATTTTAACGTCTTATATTTTTAGATTTCTAAAATTAGGTCTTGAAACCCTTGGTATATAAGGGTCAAATTAACGACTTTAAACTAACTTGACATTTTAAAATTTATATGTTAATATGATTTTGTCAAGGAGAGGTATAGAATGACAATTTATTCACAAGAAATTTTAAATAATATTAAAGAAAAAATAAATTATTTTGAATTTTACCAAAAATTTTTCCCAGATTTACAAAATAATAGAGGTAAAGTTTTTGTTGTATGTCCGTTTCATAAAGAGCAGGTTGGAAGTTTTCAAATAGATTTAGAACTTGGACTTTGGAGATGTTGGGCTGAAGGTATATATGGTGATGTATTTACTTTTTATATGAAGTATTACAATATGTCGTTTCCAGAAGCTGTAGAATCTTTAGCTGAACAATATGGTGTAGAATTAGTTGTTGACCCAGAAGAACAAAAGAAAAGAGATTATAAAAATAATTTATACAAAATAAATAAAATTATTTGTAATAAATTTGAAGAAAATTTAATGAAGGATAATGAAGCTTGGAATTATATTACAAAAATTAGAGGTTTTTCCCCGAAAATTGTAAAAGAGTTCCATTTTGGTCAAGGTTTAGATGAGTTACCTATAACAAATGGTTTACAAAGTGTTGGTTTATTATCTAACTATCACGACACACTTAAACCTGTATTTACCTCTGACCGTATCACGATACCTATTCAAGACGAAAGGGGTAATATTACTTCTTTTGTAGGTCGTGCATTTAGAGGTGATGAAAGTCGTAAATATATGTATACACATAATACAGACATCCATTCAAAATCAGATGTTGTATTTGGTTTATATCAAGCAAAAGAGTATATTAAAAGGTTTAAAAGTGTTGTGGTAGTTGAAGGTCAACTTGATATGATTAAATGTTACCAAAAAGGTATAGTTAATACCGTATGTTTGGGCGGTTTATATTTTTCTGATAATCAAATAAATTTACTTAAAAAGTATACTTCAACCTTTTATATATGCGTAGAAGATGAAGCAATTTTAAGAAGTCCAGAAGGTAAAGATAACATACAAAAAGCACCTTTAACAAGAATGTATGAAAAAATAAAAGAAATTATACCTTATGCAAAGGTATATGTGGTTGACCTTAGACACACTGACGGTACAAAGTGTGACCCAGATATGTATTTAGAAGAAAACACAAAAGCCGATTTTATGGAAAAGGTAAAACATGCTAAAATTTACAACGAATTTGTAATAGATGTATTATTAAAGTCTTGCAACCCTAAAAACATCGAAGAAAAAACGGCTTGTATAAATATGCTTATTCCTAAATTAGTAAGTATTCAAAACTATTTAGACCGCAGACAATATATTGAACTTGTAAGTAATAAACTTTTAATACCAGAGAACGATATATACCGTAAGGTTAAATTCTATTCTGAGAAACAAGAAAAATTAAATACAGCTAATTTAAAATGGGATAGTAAACCTATTTATGCACAAAAGATATTGTTATCAATTTGCTTTGCAAAAAACTTTAGTCAACATAAAGCTTTGGCGTATGTAGTGTTGTTAGCTAAAGATAAAATGGAAGAGTTTTATCGCAATATATTATGTGAAATAATAGCACCATATATTGATGACCAGTTTAAAGAAACGGGCTCAGAAACAATAAACTTTGATAAATTTTTCTCAGAAGTGGTTCATAATCCAGATTTAGATGTTATGATACAAAACACAATTGTAGATTGTTATATGAAAGCAGAACAATTAGAAGATTTAGATGATGAAGATTTACAAAATTTAATAGAAGAACAGGTAGATACACTAAAAGATTATGTATATACCGAAGTAACAGTTTAGAAAGGATTTTTATGAGAAGAAAAAAAATTAATTTTACACCGTTAATTTTATTGATTTTTCTTATTTTTATGTCATTTAAAGTGGTAAAATTAGAAAGAGAAATTGAAAATTTAAAGAGTAATGAAACACTTATTTTATTACAACTTGAAACAGAAGAAAAAGACTTAAATAGAGTACACACAAAGGTTTTAGATTTGGATAGTATAATAAACAAATATGCTTCTAAATATAATGTAGAACCCAATTTGGTAAAAGCTGTGGTCAAAGTTGAAAGCAGTAATAACCCGAACGCTACAAGTAAAGCGGGAGCCATAGGTTTAGGGCAATTAACTTTATCTACTGCAAAAGCAATGGGGGTAAACCCATATAACCCAGAGGATAATATAAAAGGCACAGTGAAATATTTAGATTATCTTAATAAAAAATTTAATGGTGATACTAAAAAAGTTTTAGCTTCATATAATGCAGGACCAAATGCAGTTCAAAAACACAACGGCATACCACCATATAAAGAAACACAGAATTACGTTAAAAAAGTAGAACAAGAAAAGGCTAAACTCGATGCTAACACAAAAACAGATGGAACAGTTGGAACAACAGACCCAAATATTACTGTTAGAGTATATAAAACAACTAAATAAAATAATTCAAGAAGACTTGACAAAAAATAAAAAGTATGATATACTTAATGAGTAAACAAAAAACAAAGGTTTACGGTAGGTTTTAACAAAAGAAGGAGAAAAAAATGACAGATTTTATTGAAGTCAAAAATGCAAAAATTTCATTTTCAACAATGAAAAACAAAGACACAAAAAAATTATTTGGTAGAGTATTTAAGGTTTTAGTTCCAGTAGGTTCACCAGAACTTGAAAAAACTATTGGACAATATAAGGCTTTGAATGATTTAGCTAAAACAACTTATGGCGAAAAAGAAGGCAAAAAAATTAAAAATGCTAAGTCTGTAGATGATGTATTTGCAGAAAGTATTTACAATGAAGGTTTTGTTGAATTAGCTTTTAACGTATCATATTTTAATGATGAAGTTAAAACTGATGAAGACGGTAATCCTTTGACTGATGAAAATGGTAAAGAGATTACTGAAAAAGTTGAAAAACTTAATCCAGTTTATAAGAAAAATCCTAATTTTACCTATATTTTAGATAATAATGGCAACAAAGTTTTTGAATATGATGAAGGTAAATATTGGGCACCGCTTTCTGGTAATACAGTAAATATTAAATATAGTTTGGTTGCAAAATATTCTAAAAAGAATAATCAACCTATCATTCAGTTAAAAGCAGAAGAAGTACAATTGCTGGATACAGAATTTAGAGAGAAGAAAAGCGGTAGTAGTTTAGGTTTCTTAACTTTGTCTAGTGAAGACGAAGAAATTGAACAAAAAGTAGAAAAAACTGCACCTAAAGCTAAAAAAACTAAATCTGTAGAAGAAGATGAAAGTGCTACATTTACAGCAGAAGAATTAGCATCGTTGGATATTTAAGAGGTGAACTATGGAAGTAAAAGTAGGGAAAGTAGAACTTAGTGTTACTAACAATGGTACACCAAAAGTAAATATATATCCAGAAGGTAGTGATTTTGAAAATATAGCTGAATCTATAGAAATTATAGGTGAAGAAAGTATTTATGCTATGACTCGTAAAGCAGGTGATGTAATAAATATCATAGAAAAGGGTAAATGGAAAAATTTAGAAATTCCAACCGATTATATGAAGCTTTTAAACTCACCTACTTACGACAGAGTAAAATTACTATTCAGACGTAGTATTGCTGGGGTAAATAAGGCAGTAAACGGTGTAAGAACCCAAATTGACCTTGATACTGCAAAAATGTTAATTGTAGATAATTTAGAATTACAGTTAAAGGTAGCAAATTGTGTTATAGATACATTAAAAAATTCTAAAACAGATTTTGCTAAACAAATTATCGGTGATTTAAAATCTGGAAACCCAGAAGCTGTACATAATGCTTTAAAAATAGTAAACGATTTAACCTTTAAAAACATTAGTGAAATATCTAAGGATTACAAGATATTAAACGACTGTGAAGAGGTTAAAGAATCTAAAGTAAAGAAAAAATCTTAGACATACCTCCCTCCTTACTGACTAAGAGATATACCACTGGTTTTCATATCGGTGGTATATTTTTGTTGACAAAAAAATATTTATATGTTATAATGTTCACATCGGAGGTATAAATAATGGTTTTAAACTTAGAAAACGCATTAAATAAACAACCAAGTAAGGTTGAAGAAAAGATTTTAAAGGCTATTTTTAAGAAAAATGATTCAATAATAGATGTTGTAGATATAATAACACCCCAAATGTTCACAATAGCTGAATATGCCAACATATACGAAGCTATGATAAGTCTATACAAATCTAATAGTAAAATAACGGATGATTCAGTAAAATTATGGCTAGAAGATAATGGGTATGTTGTAGATTTTAATGTTGTAAAAAAACTATATAATGAAGGATATACCGCTATTAAAATTAAAGAAAGCGGTTTAATACTTAGAGAACTTCATAACAGAAGGTATATGTTATCTAAAATACACGAAATTATTGATAAACAAGAAGAGAAACCTACTGTAAGTGAAGACATACTGCAACAAATAAATAATATTGCAATAAAATCTGGTGAACAAATTAGTTATAATGATAGTGCCACTAGATGTTTTAGTGATAAAAATAGGATATTGGCTGATATAGATTCAAGACTTAATAGACCAGAAGCGGAAATTGGATTAATTACTGGTTGGAAATCTATTGATTTTGATTTAGGTGGGTTTTATAGAGGTCAACTTATTTGTTTATGTGCTTCTTCTGGTGCAGGGAAAAGTTGGATAAGTTGGGAAACATGTATACAAATGTGTATGAATAACCCTAATCTTAAAGCATTATATTTTTCTTTGGAAATGAAAAAGGATGAATTAGAAGATAGGGCTATTTCTATATTATCTGGTATACCAACTAACGCTATTCAAAGACCAAGACAATATTTTAAAAAATATGATGAAACTGGTGTGTTGCACGATTATTTTTTAGAAGATAAAAAAAGAGTAGAAGAATTTAAAAGTAAAATAAAAGATGCGGTTAATACATTGGCTAATCTTAATATCACGATTGATGATGAAGGCGGTTTAAAAATTGAAGATATACTTGCTAGAATACAAAGATATATTTTAAAAAATGGTGGTTGCGATTTAATATTTATAGACCACACATATTTATTAAGAAATATAAATGTAGATATGGGAACATCTGATGAATTTGGTAATATTTATTATTCTTTAAAAAATGTTGCTAAAAAATATAATTGTGTAGTATATGCTTTACATCAATTGAATATGGAAGTAAAAAATAATTCAGATAGAAGACCAAGTATATATAATATTAGGGGGTCTTCACAAATTATAGATAACTGTGATGTATTAATGTTGCTTTATAATTCAAATATACATAAGGATTTAATTAAACAAAATCCAGAACTTAAAGACATAATTGATATTACTTTTGGTAAAGTTCGTTCAAATAAATTACCAGATAGTATAGAACTAAAATTTACAAATAATGGTATTGTAGAGAAGTTACCTTCAGAACTTACTGGTAAAATTTTGAGTGGTAAAACATTTTTAGATTTAGACGGAAATTTAGAGGTAGACGAAGATGAATAGAAAAATTGAACAGTTAATTTTGCTTTTGCAACATATAGAAGAAGATGATTTAGACGGAATTATATATGAATGTAACACAACAGATGAAGTAATAATGGCTATAAAGGCACAATTAGAGTGTGAATACGGAGAGGTGTAAAATGAAATTTAATATATCAGAAGTTGTTTTAGATAAGGTACTTAAAGAAAAAGAAAAAGAAATAACAGGTTATGCTTATGAAAAATATAAGTATGTAGATTTTATTTTGTTTTTGTTCAACCAATTAGCAGATAATTATAGTGTTAAGGGTTTAGTAAATTTAATTTATAGTGAACCACTTGAATATAACGAACATCCTTATAAATATAACGGTTCATTTTCTAAGGCTAAAATGATAACTTTTTTATTGAATAAAGATGATAATTATTTATTGTGGGTAATTAAAAAACTTATAGATTATGAGGGTAAATAATGACTAAAAAATACTCTTTAATATATGCAGACCCCCCGTGGAATGTAAAAAAAATAAAACGTAAATGTAGACCTAATCAGGTAGATTTTGATTATCCTACACTTACATTAGAACAAATAAAGTCTATTCCAGTTGGTACACTCGCAGATGAAAATTGTTGTTTATTTTTATGGACTACACAAGCATATTTACCTAAAGCTTTTGAAGTTATGGAATCTTGGGGTTTTAAATATCAAAGAACTATAACTTGGGATAAACAAAATGGAATGTGTCTATTCGGTTTTCATAACAGAACAGAATTTTTACTTTTCGGTTATAAGGGAAAAATAGATATGTACCCTAAACGCAAAACTATACCAACAATATTTCAGATTTCTTCTAAAAAACTTAGACATTCACAAAAGCCAGATGAAATTAGAAATGCAATAGAAGTTTTTGCAAATAATGGTAATAAAATAGAACTATTTGCTAGAAGTAAATCTGAAGGTTGGGATGTATGGGGAAATGAAGTAGAAAGTGATATAAATTTAGAGGTAAATAATGAAAAATAATATAGAATTTAGAATACCTATGTTTACTGATAAAGATAATTTTAGCGAATTTCAATATATTGAATTAGGTGATGATATTGAATGTACCTTGTGTGGACATAATGGTGAACCAGAACAGTATACTGGTAGAAAAGATTGTATGGGTAAAAAAATATTTGATAATGATATTGTTACTGTTACAGGTTCAAATGGTATGTTTTGGACTTATATTGTAAAATATGATAAAAAGAAATATAAATGGGTTCTTTTATATCCTAATGAAAAATATGCTAGAGATTTCAGCAAAGAATATGCACAATCTAATAAAAAATTATATAGCAGAGGCTATTATATAGTAGGGAATATACATCAAAATAAAGATTTGCTAGTAAAAGAGGGGGCATATTAATGACTAAACAAAATCAGATTATACTTGCAATAGATTATAGTTTAAACGGTTCTAGTTTTATATTTGGGGATGAAAACGGTAAACTTTGGGCTTTCAAATATTTTTCAAAGTTAAAATCAGACCATAAAAATCCTAATTGTTCACCTATTTATGATGAAACATCAGAAAACAAACTAGACAATGTTATATGTGCGTTTTTACAAGATATAAATAAAGTAGATTTGGTTGTGTTAGAAAGCAGAAGTTTTAACTCTTCCAATGCTTCAACATCATTTTTAGATGGCTATTCTATAATAAGTTATTTATGCAGACGCTTAGATATACCTATAATACAGATACCGCCTATTACTAACAAAATGTTTTTTACAGATGATGCAAAGGCAGATAAAAAGAAGATGGTGGCAAGGGCACGTGAACTGTATGGTAAAGAGATAGATTTTGATAGTATTAGTAGCAAACACCAAGAAGATGTAGCAGACAGTTTGAGTTTATATAAAATAGGTTCTACCTACTTAAAATGTAATCGTTTGCCTGCACCTAAAGGATATGTTGGAACAAGTGATATAAAACCATTCGATGTTTTACCTTTAAATGAGCAAATGGTTATAGCTAAATTACGTGGTAGAGAAGATTTATATAATGAGGCTAAAAAACTTAGAGAAAAGAAAAAGAAGCTTGACAAAGGTTTTAAATAATGCTATTATATGTTTGGAGGTATATAGATGAATAAATTTGAATACAAATTTACAACTGAAAAGAAAATGCTTGCAACAGTTAATCGTATCGAAAAATGTTGCAAAGAGCAAGGACTTTATTACTTAGGTGATGGTATTGAATTTAATTATGAAAAAGATGAAAATGCAAAGTCTGTAAGAATGAGATTATTTGACGGACATAATGCTTTTCTTTCCGTGCAATATCATGTAGATAAAGGTGATGATAACCACAGTATAAGTAATACAGAGTTTTTCAGATACTCTCTTGATGATAGTAAAAAAGCATTTAATAAAATGCGTGAGTTATTAATTAAATATAAAGGAAAGAAAATATAGATGCAAATAGTAACAGAAGAACAAATAAAGAAGGCTTTAGAAGAAGCTGGTATAGAAATAAAAGGGAACTGCTTCTATGAATTAGACGATGGTGGTTTTGGTAAAGTTATTAACTTGCCAAGATTTCGTACAAGACTTCAGATTCATGAAATAGACGATGAGACAAAGGTTTCCTATATTTGTGGTATAAATAAGATAAACAAGAAAAAGTTGTCTTATACAGATAGGTATACGGGTTGTCTACATTGGGTTGTAAGACCCGAAAATCTTATAGATGCTATGTGGTTAGAGTGTAATAAGTTTACGGTTATTGAGAATTTAAGAGCTTGCAGGAATGCAGATTTATTTAAAAGAATAGTGAAGGAGCTTGAGGAACAACCATGAAAAGAATAATAGTAGTCATAAGTGAAAATGAAAACAAGAAATTAGAATATCTTTCAAGAAATGTAGAAAGATATACAACTCATTATAATCCTGAAAATAATAAACACCCAAAAGTACAGAAAGAATTTATAGAAAATATAATTCAAGATGCTAATATTTATCATAAACAAATATGTATTGCAACCAATAGTCCTTATGTTCTTACTACATTAAATAATTTATTATATGCGGGAAGATTAAAGGATAAAATTTCAAAAGAAAAATTTGTAGAAATAATGGGTAATGTATCTAATTATATTCTTCCTAATGAATTGGAAGTTATTAATCTTGATACAAGTAAATCCATAATAGAAGATAATGAAATTCTTGCTGAAGCAATAGATACTGTTTCTGATGAGATTAGTAAACAATATACAGCATTGTACGATGTAGAAATGGAAGGGGTGTAAAATGTCAGAAGCAGAATATTTAGATTCAATATATCCATATACAGAAGAATATATTTCTGAGTTAAGAGAATTAAATCAGAAAGTTTTTGATGCTATCTCTGAACCTGAAATTGAATTAATGAAAGTAGCTTATAAAGATGCAAGTAATGCTAAAACAGGAGATAAAATTATTTGTCCTTTTTGTGGTAAAGAAATAATAAAGAAATCTTATCAACATAAATTCTGTTGTACTAAACATAAAGATAAATATTGGAATATAATTAATCCGAGAGGTATAATGGGAGGGGTGTTATGATAAATATATTTTTAACACTTTGGATAACATGTTATTGTTTATTTGTAATATTAGATAATACACCATGTGATAATAATATAAGAAAAGCATTTTTATTTCTTACATCATTTGTAGTAAATACAGCAGCAATAGCTGTTATATGGCATAGAGAATTAAATGCTTTAATAGGAGGTAATTAATGATAACTAAACAACAAACATTAGATACAAATAGCGAAAGAAACGCTTTAGCAATGGCTTTATACAATTTATGTGTAAGAAATAATATAAATCCACAAGATTTTATAAAAACAATGAAAGATACTCGTAAAAATATAAGGAAAAGACATGATAATTAAAGAACAAATAGGTGAATGTTTATTAGATTGTATTCGTTCTCATTATTATGAAGGTGGATTTGACAATAAACAGAAATCATATTATAAACAAGATAAATTGATATTTGAAACTGTTTGTGATGTATTCAATTTAGATAAACAAAAATGTCTGAAAGACCGTGGATATGAGGAAGAATAAATGCAATTTTATGTAATAAAGAAAAACAGATGGTTCGGTGCTGGTATATTAAATATAGGTCTTAAAAAATCTCATCATTATACCGACAGCGTTTTATCAGCAAAATATTATACGGATTTAAAAGAGGCAGAATATGCATTAAATTCTTACAAAGAAAACAATATATTACCTTTATATAAAGGTGAATGGAAGATAAAAAAATATGAAATTAGAGAGGTAAACAAAATATGAGTGTAAAAATATCTAAAAATAAAGAAAAAATAAAGGTTTTTGATATTTTTAATACAAATGAGGTTGTAGAGATAGAAGCTAATCCTATTATTATAAATGAAAATAAAACATTTTTGTATTTATATCAAAGTCGTAATAAATTTTGGTATATATATGAGTTAACAACTGGATTAACAGCTTTTAGTAATAAAAAAAGAAAAGTTTGTATAGATTTCTTGGATAAGCAAGAAAATGTGGACTATATAAACCTTGTGGCTTCAGAAAAACCTACACTTGAAGAAGTATGTAAAAACCGTATAGAATGGAATGATTTGTATAACGAATTTGTAACAATATTTTCTTTTAATCCACCAATAGACTTTTGGGGTTTAGATGTTATAAGATTAGATTCGTTATTAAGAGTACCACAAGTGGATGGTGTAAGTACAAGTTCTTTTATCCTTAAACACTATGGTAAACGTGGGGTTGAAGTAGTTGAAAGAATGTTAGAAATAGGGAGTAGAATATAATAATATGCGTACAGAAAAAGAAATAAAAGATAAAATAGCTAGTAAAGAAGAATATTTACAAAATCATTATTCTAGTTCTATAACAAATGAAGTGATAATGTTAAAAGCATTATTAGAGTCGACCGATGAAGAAAAAGAAAAATATTATAAATACGTTTTAGAAAAGGTAGAGCCGTATTATACATATGTACAAAGAAAAAACGCTGAAGATAAAGCGGATGAATTTTTCGCTAAAAATATAAGAGGTAAAAAAGAAAGTCCTAAAAAAGAAGCTTTGTTAAAACAATATGAAGAAATGAGACCCACTACATATACAGAGGGTTTATGGGCGGGGTATCGTGTAATGAAGTGGTATATAGAGGAAAATGATGAATTTTATATATAGAAAGGATATAGTATGTTTTGGTTAATATTAAATTTATGGTTAATGGGTTTTATATTTTTAGGTTGTATTATTCAGTGCTTAGACTCAACTTATAAAAACCTTCAAAATATAAATGATAACTTAGAAAGTATGCGCAAAGAATTAACTATTATCAGAAATAACGTGTATATACACGATAAATTTAACTTATTAATATCCACATTAGATAGAATAGCAACTATTCTTGACAAAAAGATAAAATAGTGATATTATATAAGAAAAGGAGAAATAAAATGATAGCAATTACGTTAAGGTTTAGTATTAATGATTTTGAAGGAATAGAAGATGAAAACGAAGTCCAAAGTTTAGTAGATGAATTATCACCAGATGAATTACTATCAATGGCAAGAGGACCAGTAAATGTAGACGTAGAGGTAGATTAATGGAAGAAAATAAAGAAAGATTAACAGAAGAAGAAGAAGTAGACCAAAAAATTGCTGAAGCTAAAGAAAGAATTAAACAGCATGCCACAAAATACACAAAAGTGGTATATGGTGGAACCCCAGAGTTTACCTTGCAAATGTATAAAGCCAAAAAAGAACGTGCCCGTAAAAGAGCCAAAGTACAAAAGGCTAGTAAAAAAGCAAATAGGAAAAAGAAATAATGACTATACCGTTTGGTAAATATAAGGGCAAAAGTATACAGTGGGTTTATGATAACGATAAAAGTTATTATAAATGGTTAGAAGGTATACGGTTAAAAGAACCATTTGCTACAAAGTTTGCAGATTTTCATAATTCACTTCTTCAAAAAGAACGAGAAATAGAAAATGGACACGTATATAACGTCTTAGGTTTAATAGAAGAACTTATTAAAGATAATGATGATATATATGGTGTGAATGTACATTCTGTGGGGTTTGAATTTAGATTTAATGGTATATCTTTGGAAAATATTTTAAATAAACATTATAATCTTAGATATTATGATAATAATGGTATGGTAAATATCGAGTTATCAAAAGAAAATTATGATGTATTGTATGAAGTAATGTATAAATATTGGACCGAAAAAGGTAAACCGTGGCAAGATAGAGGGTTATATTAGAAAGGTAAATTATGACAGATAAAAAACAAATTATTGCATTTATGGGATTAAAAACGTGTGGCAAGGACTATAATAGTCAACCATATATAAATATTGGGTATAAAAAAATAGCATTAGCAGACCCATTGCGTGAAATAGCTTGGAATATATTGGGGTATAATCCAGAAGAAATAGGTAATATACCATATAATGATTTTAAAAACTGTAATTTATCAGCAGAGGTAAAACATAATTTTATGGGTTTATTACCCTATTATACCGATGTTAAAATAACATCAATTAGAAAAATTTTACAAAATATAGGCACCGAATTTAAACGCTTATTTGGTACAGATTACTGGTGTAATTTGTGGTATGACTCGGTGGTAAAAAGTGGTGAGAATGTTGTTCTTACAGATTTAAGATTTCCCAACGAAGTCAAAAAAGTCTTAGAGTTAAAAAACGTAGGTTATAATGTTACGTTTATGTGGTGTCAATATGAAAAAGCTGATTATGATAAAATTTTAGCTGATAAACACGAAAGCGAATTGTTAAATCAATTTATATACTACAACCGTGATAAATATAGACTACACGATGGTTGTATTATAAAAGAAGATGTTTTAAAAAGAATTTTAGAAGATTTTGAAAAGACAAAAAAGTTTAGTTTTTAGTATATGTTTACTTTTATATTAACCTGTGCTAATATAGAAGTGAACATTAATAAGGTATTTGTATAAAAACAATTAAATAGAAAATATAATTTATAACTCTCTGTATTAATATCTTTAGATACTTTGTTAATGTTCAACAGAGAGTTTTTTTATGGGAGGTGCATATTTATTACCACAAAATAATAAAAGAATTATTGACAAATAATATTTTTTATGATATGTTATATTTGGAGGTAAAAAATGTCAAATTATATATCTTTTCATAATCATGATTGTTTAGGTAGTTTACTTGATAGCTCTTTAAAGTTGAAAGACTTGGTAAATTGGGCTAAGGCTAATAATATGAAGGCTGTAGGTGTTACTAACCATGGTTACTTAACTTCGTCTATAAAACTATTAGACTTATGTAAAAAGGCAGATATTAAACCGCTAATAGGAATAGAGTTTTATGTTACAGAAAATAAAGTAGATGGAAACGGCAAAAAAATAAGAGACAATCACCATTTATGTGCAATTGCTAAAAATTCTAACGGGTATCATAATTTAATCAAATTACATAATTTAAGCTTTCGAGAAGAGAGGTTTTATTATGATGGTCGTATAACTTTAGAAGATTTAGAGAAGCATAAAGAAGATTTAATTATAACTTCTGCTTGTATAGGTAGTGTTCTTGGGAAACAATTTACCTCTGGTAATTTAGATGTAGCTGAAAACAAGCTTGTTACTCTTTATAATATGTTTGGTGAAGATTTTTACCTTGAACTTCAAAACCACAATTCTTTTAATAAAGAATGGCAAAAACAGCAAGAGGACTATAATGAATGGTTAATAAAAATGGGAAAAAAATACGGTATAAAATGTATAGTGCAACAAGATAGCCATTATTATAGAAAGGAAGATTGGAAGGCTCATCAAGTTCTATTGTGTAAAAATACTGGTTCCAAATTAAGTAAGCCTACGTTTCAATTTGACTCTCATGAATATTATTTAAAAAATGAAGCAGAAATGCTCGAAACTTTTGCTAAATACCCACTTCCTTTTATAGAAGGGTGTTTTAAACACACTAGCGAAATTGCTGATAAAGTAGAGGTTTTCAATATAGAGAATGAACATTATTCTATGCCTACTTTTGGTGAAAAAAAAGAAGTAAGTCGTAAATTGAGGGATTTAGTAAAGGCTGGCTTTATTAAGAGATTTGGTTCATTAAATTATAAAAAAGAATATATCGACAGAATAAAATACGAACTTGAAGTTATAGAAAAAATGAATATGCAAGATTATATATATTTACTTTGGGATATATATGAATTTGCTAAAAAAAATGGTATATATAGAGCAGTAGGTCGTGGGTCAATGGGGGCTAGTTTAGTTCTTTATTGTCTTGATATTGTGCAAATAAACCCTATGGAATACAATTTAATGTTTGAAAGATTTCTTTCACCCGACCGAATTTCGTGCTGCGATTGTGATTCAGATTGGGCACCAGACGATAAAGCAAGAATAGAGCAGTATTTGAGGGATAAATATGGCGAAGACAAGGTGTGTGGAATAGCTACGTATGTTGAACTTACTGCAAAAAGTTCCTTTAAAGCCGTTACAAGTGCAATGGAAGTTCCATTTGCGTTGGCTAATAAAATAACTTCTTTAATGGACCCTAATTTAACTCTTGAAGAAAATATAGAGGACAATGAAGCCTTACAAAAAGAGATAAAAAACAACAATTTAGAAGAAGTAATCAATATATCAAAGGTGCTAGAGGGCACTTTCTCTGCTCAGTCTGTTCACCCTTGTGCTAATGTTATATTTCCAGATAATTTCGATAATTTATGTCCTGTTATATCTGTAAAAGACCCAAGTGGCAAAAAAGATAGAGTTTTTGTTACTTCATACGATATGAAAGAAGTAGACGGTAAACTTAAATTTTTAAAAATGGATGAGTTGGGACTTGCTTGTCTACAAACAATAAGAGAAACAGATAAATTAATAACCGAAAGGAATGGTATAAAGATAAATTTTCACAATTTACCACTAGATGACAAAAAGGTTTATGAAACATTGGGGAATGGTGAAAGTTTTGGCGTATTTCAAATGGAAAGCCAAATGTTTAAGTCTTTATTAAAGTCGGTTAAACCAAAGAATTTAGAAGATTTAACAGTTATAACTGCTATCGGTAGACCTTCAGCTTTACAAAGTGGAATGACAGAGCAATACAAATTAATAAGAAACGGTAAAGCAGAACCAGAATATATTATTCCAGAGTTAGAAGAGCCATTAAAAGATACTTATGGATTAATGATATTTCAAGAAACAATGATGTTGACATTAAAATACTATGCAGGGTTCTCAAATTCTCAAGCAGATTTTGCAAGAAAAATATGTGGTAAAAAATTAAAGGATAAAATTCCAGAATTAAAAGAATTGTATTTGGAAGGCTGTAAAAAGATGAATAGGGATTTAGAACAAGCAGAGGATTTATTCGAGAAAATACAACAATTTGCTTCATATTCTTTTAGTAAGATACATGGTGTTCTTTATAGCTATATGTCTTATGCTACAGCTTGGTACAAGGTCAACTATCCCCTCGAATATATGTGTGCTTTATTAAATGCCAATTCAGATGACCTAGATAAACTCAACCTATATATAAACGAGTGTTATCGCTTAGGCATACGTGTTACACCCCCCGATGTTAACGACTCAGGTAAAGATTTCCAAATAAACGAAAGTGGTGAACTTGTGTTCGGTTTATCTGCTATTAAAGGTTTGGGTAAAGCCGTTGTAAACGATATTATAAGAGCAAGAAGTAATAAAAAATTTATATCAATTGAAGATTTTATAGAAAGGGTAAACAAAGCAGATAAAGGTAGTATACAAGCACTTTTACGGGTTGGTGCTTTTAATAAATTGGTAAAATACCCTAAACGTTGGGATTTACTATGTGATTATATCAACGATGCTAAAAACTCTAAATATTATATAGATACAGAAAATTTAGAGCAAGCGGTATACCACGTGGTTGGCACCAAAGCAGGTAAAAAGAGTGATAAATATATAGAAATCCAAGAAGAAAAACGAGGTTTAAAATCAAGTAGACAAGATAAATTATATAGAGAAGAACTAAACAAAAAACAAGATGACCTTTTAGAGTATTATATTGATGTAGTTAAAAGACAATTTTTAAAAGCTACAACATATAAACCTGCTGAAAAAATACAAAACGAACAAGAACTTATGGGGTTTAATATATCTACAAATCCTTATAAACGTTGGGATTTATTTAAGAAATACTATACACGTGCCTTAGAAGGCGGTATACCGTATGTTGAATTAAATGAATTAGTTGATGATTTTGAAAAATTTGTTGACTTAAAAAGCTTTAATACCGTTGGTTTACTTACAGATGTTAAGGAATTAAAAACTAAAAAAGGTCAAAAAATGGCTAAATTAACTTTCGAGTATTTTGGTAGTAAAACAACCATAACAGTATTCCCAAATGATTGGGAGAATGATTTAGAATTTAAACTTCAAAAAGGTAATATGGTATCTATAACTGGATATTTGGTAGAAACAAATAAACAATATAGTGATGACGATTACGAAATCAGATTTACTTCTATGCGTCAATTAAATGTTTTAATAAACGAAAACAATAAATGTATTATAGACATAAAGAACAAAAATGTTGAAGATGTAAATTTTGCTGTTAAGAAATTAGCATATAGTGAAAAATCTGATAATTTGCCAGTTGAAAGAGTTGTAATATATAAGAAAGATGATAAAATGCTTGTATTACAAGGTGTTTTATGGATAAACAATCCAGATAAACTTTTAAATTATTTGAGGTAAGTCTAAAATAAAATTGTCACTAAAAATACTTGACAAAATTGTTAAGATGTGTTACAATGTATATAGATAAATTTGTACATTAAAAATTTAATATCCCAACCTAGTTTAACAAATCAAAATACCGTATAAGTTTACTAAGTGCTTATACAAGATGGTGAACGTGGTGAGAGTCCACGGGGAGGGTCATATATCGAAATGACTTGTCTGGAAAAATTCATGGTCTTTGACGGTAGAGCTATACCGTGTGTTGGATGTACAGGGTGTATACGTTTTAGATAGTAGCTAATATATAAAACTAGAGATGCACTCTGGACATTGAAAAAAAGAAAGGTAAACGATGAAAATATATAACGAAAAGTTAAAAAGAAATATTGTGGTATTTAATGAGTATAAATTAAATGGTGCAACTGCTTGCCCCGAATGTCACAGAATCTTTAAAGAATACGATATTAAAAATTTAGAAGAACGTGGTAAAATAAGTTGTGTAAAATGTGGTGCAAAACTTAAAAAATAATTGAATAGTGGTGGGACACAGGTCGTAGAACATAATGAGGTTTAGCTCGGATGCAATGTGTTCATTACATAAAGGCACCTGTATGTATTTACTTCCTAGGGGTAATACACGGTATAGCTATATACTCGGTCATAGACCTTACAGCGTGGTAATAAACTGAAATAGCACCTCTTCGGAGGTTTTATAGAAAGAAAGTTAATTTAATGGATAAAGAAGAGTATGGTAAAAGCGGTATATATTTCACCGCAGATTTGCATATAGGACATAAAAATATATTAAGATTATCTAATAGACCTTTTGGTGATATAGACCATCATGATGATACAATTATAGATAATTATAATTCAATAGTTTCAAGTAATGATGTCTGTTATATTTTGGGCGATATATCTTGGAATCAAAGTTATGAAACATATAAATCAATCTTTAATAGATTGAATGGTAAAAAATTTATAATCTTAGGAAATCATGACAATAAACAAAATCTTATTAGATGTCAAAAAGAAGGTTTAATAGAAAGTGTTAAAGAAAGCCAAATATTGCAAATAGGTAATGATAGAATATTTTATCACATTTCCCTTATCGTGAATGGTCTGGGTTTTACAAAGGTTCATACCATGTTTATGGACATGTTCATTGTACACTTCCAGATTATAAACAAAGTACAGATTGTGGCGTAGACGCTTGGGAATATGGACCAGTTTCTTGGGAAGAAATCAAAGAATATATAAACCTTAATTGTGAACCTAATGTTGTAAATGAAGAGAGATAGACAGTATTATACAACAGCAGGTATATAGGATGAGAAAAAAGAAAAAAACAAATGAACAGTTGATTTATGAATATCAACAAGAGCAGAATCCAGTCAAAAAGAAAAAAATTGCAGATGAATTATATAGAAAAATCTTTAGACTTGTTGCCAAATATGCGGGTACATTCCCAAATATAGCCTATGGTACACAAGAAGATTTAATACAAGAGGCTAGTTTAATTTTTATGCGTTGTATAAATAAATTTGATGTTACTAAAAACCTAAAGTTTTCAACTTATTTAGGTAAGGCTTGTAAATATGAACTTAGGCGTTACAAAGATAAACAAAGGAAACATATAGACAATAGTTATTATTTAGAAATAGATGAAATTATACGAGCTAAAACGCAAGACGTAGATGAATTTATTGACGATATAAATGATTGGAATAAAGTACAAAAGATTGTGGTAGATTTATATAAAAATGAACAGATAACACAAAAACAATTTGAAACTATAATAGATGTGCATGGTTTTCTTGGAAGAGATAAAAAAACAAGAAAAGAAATTGCAGATGAAAAGGGTTGTTCATTACAGAATATAGGGTTTTTATATCGTAAAGCATTAAATAAAATCCGAGAAGAATTAATAAAACAAAATGTAGAATATGTTATTTAGAAATGGAGATTAACAAATGGGAAAATTTGTAGACAGAGCTAGACAGGCTGTAGCTGGTGCAAAAGAAGTTATTGCAAAAATTGACCTTAAAAAAGATAAGGTTATTATTGAGCTTTCAGAAAAAGTAGTTAAGTTAGAAGAATTAGTTGCTAAACTTTCTAAGGTAATCGAAAAATTACAATCTAAAGAAGATAAAAAGGCTGATAAAAAGGCTGATAAACAAGAAGCTGATAAAAAAGAAGATAAAAAAGCCGAGTAGTTTAAACTACCCTAAACAATAGGGTGTACCTTTGTGGTATACCCTATTTTTTTCTTAAATTTGACATTTAAAATAGTTTGTAGTAATATTGTTGTAGAGAAAAGGAGATAAAAATGCAGACATTAGAAAGAGAAAACGGTGTAAAAGAGGTAAATATGGAAGAAAATAATAAAAAAGAGTTTATAAAAAATTACTTAAATTCTCAATCTTATCAAAAAGATTTTGTCAATTTTATGGTAAATATGTTAGATAAATACGGGGTTGAAATATTTAATCTAAATGGTATTGGTGAACAATTAGATATGAATAAAGCAATTAAGAAAGCTATGTCTAGTTCAACAATGGCAGATACTTCTGTAGACCCTAATTCTAATACCAATATTATTACAAGTGGTGCAGTATTTTCCGAAGTGGGGAAAGCACATTCTTTAATCCATAATCATTATAGAGTTTGGAAATTTATGAAAAAATCACATGATTTAGAATATGCGAATGATTTAATGGAAAGAAAGTTAACTGGTCAAATTTATATACATGATTTTAGTTCATTTTTACCGTATTCTTACTATGGAAAAACAGTTATAACTGTTAAATATCGTGGTCAAATTCTCTATTTGAATATGGAAGACTTGTTTAATATGTTTGAAAATAGTATTGAAGTTCTTCCTGATAGAGAAACAATTGATTTATCTAATGTTAATATTTATGTTTTAGATAAAGGAAATAAGTTTGTTAAATTAACAAGAGTTTTACGCCATAAATCACATTGTGGGCTGTTAAAATTTGAAACAAAGAATGGAAGAACAACAATAGTAACAGAAGACCACCCAGTAATTTTAGAAAATGGAGAAGAAAAACAGGCTTCTGCAATCAATATAGGCGATAGATTGATGATTTCAGATTGTTTGTTTGATATATTCGATAGTGGTTGTCATGATATTAGTAGAACAAAATATCTTGTTGGTTTTACTTTGGGTGATGGTCATTTGATATTGGGTGGAACAAGAGGAAGTAATCAATTAAGCATAAAACAGAAAGGTTTAGAAAATCATAAAGTGTACCAATATATAAAGGAAGAAAGTCCAACAACGGCTAATAATTTACACGATGGTGGTAACGGTACACAACGAGTTAGTTTTGGTACAAAGTGCTGGGTATGTAAAAATGCACAAATAAATCATGGAGCACCGAATAAAGTATTCCCTAAAGATGTACTAAATTGGGATAAAAATGAAGTTTTAAGTTTTATAGCAGGACTTATTGATTCAGATGGTTGTGTTAATTCACAGAACGGTGTTGTAGATGTTCGTGTAACTGCCTTTTCAGCAGTTCAACAAATGGCTGAAATTTTGAGAAGTTTAGGTTTTGAACGTGTAAGAACTTCTTTAATGGATACACAAAAGAGAGAGTATCAATTCGGTTCCAATTATGACATGTATAGGGTTTCTTTCGTTGTAAATGACAAAAACATTGATTTAGTTAATTTTTCTGATAAATTGCAAAAATACAAGGATGTTGTGCTGAAAGAGCGTGGGAAAGACGGTAGGTTTGAAACAAACGAGGTTTTGAAAATCCGTTCATTTGAACAAGACTATGTTTATGATATTACTACCGAGACAGGAACTTTCAGTTCACAAGGGTTAATACAACATAACTGTTTTAATTTTGACCCAGTACATTTTGCTTTATTAGGTATACCTAAAGAGCTAGATGGTAAAGGTGAAAGTTTACCACCACAACATATGGAATCTTTCTTTGGTATTTTGGAAGATATATTACCAATTTTCGCTAAAAATTTAGCTGGGGCTTGCGGAATAGCCACATTATTTCCAGTTTTATCTATATATGTACAAAAAGCAATAAAAGAAGGATATAAAATAGATAAAATACAATTAAAAGATGAACAAGCTGTATGGGATTTTTTAAGAGTAAAATTGACATCTTTATTATATAATCTTAATAGACCATCCAGAGATGGTTCACAAAGTTTATTTACTAACGTAAGTATTATGTCACCGTCTTTCTTAGAAGAAGTTTGTGCTAATACTGTTGTGGTATTTAAAAATGATGTGGTTATTACAGCCGATGTAGATATTACTTTAAAAATACAAGATTTATGGGTTGATGTGTTTAACGAAGAAAGTAAGAGAAGACTATTTACCTTCCCAGTTCAAACATTGTCTATAGCAACAGTAGAAGACCCAGAAACAGGTAAACAAAAAATAGTAGATGAAGATTTTTATAACAAAATGATGGCTAAAAACTCTAAGTTGGCATCACAAAATGTATATGCTGGTGATAGTTCAACGCTAAGCTCCTGCTGCCGTTTGCGTTCAGATAAATCTAAAATTTTTACAAATTCATTAGGTGGTTCTACTTCAAATATAGGTTCGTTTGGTGTATGTACAATAAATCTTGCTACTTTAGGTTTAAGATATAAAGACAACTTAGATAAATTTTACAAAGAACTTGAAAAAAATATTCGTTATGCACAAGAAGTTAATAGATGTAAGATGAATTTCATTAAAAAAGATATAAAACGTGGTGCATTGCCTATGTATACATTGGGTTTTGTATCTTTAGATAAACAATATGCTACACTCGGAATTAACGGTTTATATGAATGTTGTGTGGAATTAGGCAAGGATTATAGAGAATTAAAAAATCGTAGCTTTGTAGAAGAATTACTACAATTTATTAATAAAATAAATGACGATATAGGCGAAAATACTTTAAAACATATTGTTAATTGTGAACAAGTGCCCGCCGAAAATGTTGCTGTAAAACTTGCAAAAATTGATAATTTGCTTGGTTATAATACTAATTACGAAATTTATGCAAATCAATTTATTCCATTAGATATAACTACAGAAGGTGGTATATTGGACAGGGTATCAATACAAGGTGAGTTAGATAAATATTTTAGCGGTGGTAGTATTTTACACGCAAATTTAGACCAAGAATGTGATGAACAGTCATTTATAGACCTTGGCAAATATGCAATTGAAAACGGTGTCAGATATTTTGGTATTAATTATGTTACTTGTAAATGTCATAATTGTGAAGGTACATTTGTTGGTAAATTCGATAAATGTCCTCATTGTGGCTCAGAAGATTTTGAGGCTTGGTGTCGTATTATAGGATATATGGTACCTATTTCTAATTATAATGCGGTTAGAAGAAAAAAATTTAACGATAGAATTTTTTATAAAAGTATCAATAATTAGTATAAAATATATATTCAGACCTTTGCATTTAGCAGAGGTCTATTTATATCTCTTGACATCAAAATATTTTTATACTAAAATAATAAGACATGGAGGTAAGAATGCAAAAAAATTTACAAATAGCCCATATAGAATACTCTATAACAACTAAATCACTTGATATATTCACAATTGGTTGTGATGGTCATTGTACTGGTTGTTGCAACCCAGAAATAAAAAGTTGGGATTTAAAAGGATTAAGTGTATTTGAAGTATTAGACAAAGTTATGGAATTAAATTCTCGATACGATAATCTTATCGAAAGAGTAATAGTTGTGGGTGGAGACCCAGTTGACGCATACTCTAAATATCCTTTTGATATGAAAACATTATTAAAAGGTATTAAATCGGTTACAGGTAAACCTCTGTATCTATTCACTCGTCACGGTTTACCACTTATCCCACAAGACTTAAAAGACCTTGTAGATTATATAAAAAGCGGCGAATATAAATCAGAGTTAACTTGTGATGACAATATACAATACGGTATAAAATTAGCTACTAGCAATCAGGTAATATATAGAAAGGAAAATGACGAATGGATAAAATAACTTATAGACCCCAAGGTGTATGTTCAAAGATTATACAAATTAGTTTAGATGGCGATAAAATAGACAAAGTAGTCTTTATAGGTGGATGTCAAGGCAACGCTGGTGGTATATCCGCATTAGTTAAAGGTTTAACTATACAAGAAGCAATTGAAAAACTTGAGGGTATACAGTGTGGTAATAAAGGTACAAGTTGCCCAGACCAATTTGCTAAAGCATTAAAAGAATTTTTAGAAAAACAAGGAGTAAAAAATGACCAAAATAACTAAATATGCAAGTCATACTTGTGTAAAATGTAAAGTATTAGATAAAATGTTAAAACAATTAAATATCGAACCAGACGAAACAATATATACGGAAGATGTTGATATTAACGAATTAACTCAAAGAGGTATAATGTCGTTACCCACTTTAATTATTGATAATGGAAAACAAACATATAAACTTTCTGGTGCAATAACAGCGAAAGATATAAAACAATGTCTTGACATAGAATAAAATATATGGTATCATATATATATGAAAAGAGAACAACGTGTAGAAAACAAAATAAGCGAACTCAAAAACACAATAAGTGCGTATGTTTCAGAGATAGAAACTCTAAGAAAAGATGTTGAGTTTTACGAAGAAATATTAGATTTATTGCAACGTAAATCAGAAGAATTAAACCCGTGTGAGTTTAAACAATTTTTTGATGAAGAAATTATAATAGAGAAAGGTTTATGATGGGTGTAGAAGTAGAATTAGTAGGACTGATAGGTTTAAAATTAGATTATATAAAATATCATGTATATAAAAATAAAAATGATGAAGATTATATAGAGCATAAAGAAGAGGGTAAATTAGATAATATACACTGTATATTTGAAGATTATTTTCCAGAAAATTTTATATCTAAATCTGATGTTATGAGCGGTGAATATGTATATATAGGTAAAAAAATATTCGTCACTAAATATATAGACGTAGGTGTAGAGGTATCTTTAAACCCAGAAGAATTACAAAAGGAAATTGATAGTGTTATACCAGATTTAAAGGCATTGGGTATAGAATTTGAAAACAAAGACGTTAAGGTACATTTCTTCACTCATTTTTGGTGATGTAATTATATATGTCATATAGGGTTTCCTTGCAATAGAACGGTTTTACCGTTCTTTTCTTTTGCTTGACAAAAAGGTAAAAATATGGTATCATACAAGAAAAGGAGAAAAATATGGTAAAAATTGCAGAAGAATTAGAAAAATACAAAAATGGTGAAATTTCCGCAGAAGATTTGTGGGATAAACTACGTTGGAATACTCATGAGATTAAAGAAGTGGCAGTTGAAGAATATCGCTGGCAAATTCTATATAATTGGGTGGTACAAGACGAAGAAAATAGATACTGGTCTTTTGGTAGACTTATGGATAAAGGTGAAATGGGTGAACACGAAGATTTTGACCCATATTGTATACAAGAGGTTGAACCTTATGAGAAAACCGTTATTGATTATAAACCGATTTTAAAAGATGTAGAGGTAAAAAATGGATAAAAAACTAAATTTTGATTTAATTGATGGACTTAAAAAGGTAGATGATTTAGCAGAAGAAGAATTTGAAGAAAGACCTGCTTCATATGGCTTTTGGTATAGTATAGGCGAGGGTAATGGTTCTATGTTTGTAGAATTTTTAAAAGACGAAGAAACAAAGAAAAAATGTTATGAAGCGATAGGTATATTGAGTAAATTGGAAAGTTTAATAGACGATTATATAATTTGGATGTAGAAAGGAATTAAAATGCCAATAGATAATACAAGAAGTCATAGTGAAATTGTACAAGAGTTAATGGATGCGTATGAAAAGACTGGAAGGATTGGGAACCTCACCCCAGAAGATAGGGAAGATGCCTTACGCATCAGTAATGCTATCGCCTTCAAAGCAAAAGAGGATAAATAACTTTAATATACTTGACATCGGTATACCTTTGTGGTATACTGGTGTTAGTTACAAAAGGAAAGGTATGTAAAATGGAAGAAACAAAAGAATTGCAAAAAGAAGTTAAAAAAACATTAGATTTTAAGGATTATGTTACACCTCAAGGGTACAAATATTCTATTTATGATGATAAAAACATCAAAATAGTAAAATCCGAGAAATATAACAGTATCTTTAATAAAAAAACTGGTATGTTTTTGAGATGGGGTGAAACACCACAGGTTGACCCGAAGTTTTCGCCAGTGGGATGTGAGATTTTAGACATAGAAGTCTCGACAATATGTCACGGAATTAATAATCAACCTTGCCCGTGGTGTTATAAAAGTAATTTTGCAGTCGGTGAAAACATGTCATTTGAAACCTATAAACAAATTATAGATAAAATGCCATTATCTTTAAATTCTGTAGCAATAGGAATTGGCAGTATAGACGCTAATCCAGACCTCTGGAAAATAATGGAATATACCAGAGAAAAAGGTATAGTTCCCAATATCACTATAAACGGTGCAAGATTAACAGATGAAATCGTAGAAAAATTGGTTAAATATTGCGGTGCAGTTAGCGTATCTTGTTATTCACCTAAAGATGTTTGCTATGATGCCGTTAAAAGATTGACAGATGCTGGTTTAAAACAGGTTAACATACATCAGTTAATTGCACATGAAACAGTGGATAAATGTTTAGAAGTTATAAACGATAAACTAACAGACTCAAGATTAGAAAAATTAAACGCTATAGTATTCTTAACATTAAAACCAAAAGGTAAAAGAAATACGTTGACGGTGCCAACAATGGATGATTATAGAAAAGTAATTAAATCAGCTATTGATAAAAAGGTTGGTATAGGTTCTGATAGTTGTGGTAGTGGTGCACTTTATAGAGTTTATAAAGAACTAGGTTTAGAAAATATGGTTAAAGATGTCGTAGAAAGTTGTGAGTCTTTTGGTTTGTTTTCTTCTTATATAAACGTAAGAAATGAATATTTTCCCTGCTCTTTTACAGAAAATGAAGGTGAATGGGAACAGGGTATAAATGTATTAAATTGTGAAGATTTTTTAAGTGATGTTTGGTTTAATGAAAAATTAGAAAAATATCGTAAAGCTTCAATTTGTTCGGCAGATTGTAATGGTTGCCGTAAATGTTTAACATTTAAAGATGTGAATGTAGAGGTGTAATATGAAAGTTAGAAATGGATTTGTAAGTAACAGTAGTTCAAGTTCTTTTATTGTACGCTTAGACAAGCCAATAGAAGACTATACGTATGAAGAATTTATGGATATTTGTGGTATAACAAAATCTTATGAAAATGAAAATTGTAAAGATGAATGGGGTGATACAATGCCGTTTACTTATGGGGATTGTGTTAATGCCTTATGGAATGATTTAAAGGATAAATATGCCAAAGTGTTAAGCGACTGGTTTAAAGAAGAATACTGTGTGGATAATCTTGGACCTACGGAATATAAGGTTTCTTATGGTAGTGAAGATAGTGACTGGGAAAAGGGTAGATATATGGAGTGGGAATTTATGCCACACCTCAAAATAACAAAAGATACAATTAACATGCATTAAAGAAAGGATGTATATATGAAATTACGTACAGGTTTTGTAAGCAACAGTTCATCATCGTCATTTATTATTTGGTATAAAGACGATTTAACAAAAGAAAATTTAATAAAAGCTATGGGTGTAGACAAAAATAATCCGCTTTATTTCTTTGCGGACGATTTGAGTGACTATGTAATAGCAGAAAGTAAAAGCTCTTATAACAAACCAATAGAGACATTTGAAGAGTTTGCAAAGGATTATGGGTTTATTGATTGTGATGATGAAAACCCAGATTTAACTGAAGCTATAGAAGAGCTTCCAGATGAATACAATAGGTTTAAAAAAGGGTTCAAAATGTTGAGTTTATGCCCTTCATATAACGAAGCTGATAGTGCTATTGAATATTATTTAGGTAATATGAATGATAAAGTTTTAGCCGATACAGACACTATTTATATGGAAGTAGGTGAATAAATTATGAAAATACGAAATGGTTTTGTAAGTAATAGTAGTAGCAGTAGCTTCGTAATATATAATCCACAAAAACAAGCACAAGTAATGGACATTATAAATAATGTCGGTTGTTATGATTTTTATGAACTAGACGGTGTTTTATATACATCTTTCATATCAGACTGCTCTGATGCATATAGTATAATTTCTAGGTTAGCCGATGAAAGTTATGATGGCTCTCACGGTACACCTTATGATGAAGCTGATTATGTAGAATTTGAAGGTGATAGAGGAGTTGATAGTGTATATATATTAAAATCTAAATGTAAAGATGTGGTTGAAGCTGAAAATAGAATAAAAGATTTATTATATGAGTATGTTAAAAACTATATAAGTTGTAACAGTATATATTCAGAAGATTATATAATGAAAGTCAATGCATTAAAAGAAGATTCACCATATTTTTTAAATAGATGTTGTGAAATTGTAGGATACTGTGAAAAAGAAGATTGGATGGAATAATGAAACTAGAAGATTTTATATGCAAGGTCGATATTTTAAAATATGAAATAGAGGGTTGTAAAAATTTGATAGAATTTTATTCTAATAAAAAAGAAAATCTTGAAAAAGAATTGCATAATTTATTGAAACAAAATTTAACAAGCGAGGTAAACAATGAAAATTAGAAAAGGCTTTGTAAGCAATAGTTCAAGTAGTAGTTTTGTATGTGATGTATGTGGCTATACCGAAAGTGGTTGGGATATGAGTTTAGAAGAAGCAGAAATGTATGAGTGCGAAAACGGACATACATTTTGTGAAGGACATATTATAACACCAACAAAAGAACAACTAATTGAATACGCTAAAAGAATTTTAAATAATGAAAAAATTAGTGCGGTTAATTTTTCAGAATGGTTAGATAATAAAGATTATAATTCAATTGAAGATGTAGATAGCTTAAGTGATATAGAAGATTTGTCCAGAGAATATGGTTGGGGTGAAGGTGGAAGATATGCTATACCCGAATGTTTTTGCCCCTTGTGCAATTTTGAAGAATTAAGTCAAGCAGATGCAAGAGAATATCTATATATAACAACAGGTATATTACCATCTACTGTATTTGAAGAAGTCAAAAAAATAAATAAAAGACGTAAAAAATTAAGGGATAGTGAATATGTTTCTTATGTTTTACAAAAACTAAATAAAAACGAAACAGAATTGCTTCAAGAAATAGATGAGAGATTTAATCACTCTTATAAAAAATTTAAGATATTTATACGTGGATTATAATCTATTGACAAATAAAAATATATGTGATAAAATTTTCATGTAGTTAAGAAAAGGAGAATAAAAATGGCAACAGTTAAAGAAGCAGATACTATTACAATTGACAGAACAAGTGGTAAATTTAATATTACCGCATGTGCAGATGAAAATGCTAATGTGAGTATTTCAAGTTTAGACCTTAGAAAAATTGAAACTTTTGCAGACTTGCATACTGTTATTAACTTGTTAACGGACACAGAAGAAGCTCTACAAGCGGTAACGGATATGTATGACGGTGGGATTTGTGGTGAATGTGTTGGTCCTTGTTATGCACAATAATATGAGGGGGTTATACCCCTCTTTAAGTTTTAAGGTGTAGTTATGTTGTTTTTAAAAATTTTGTTTTATATCGTTGTATTTTATTTCTTTTTGTTTATATTAACTTGCATTACCACAAGTGGTTTAGGTAAAATACATGAATATTTAGAACTCAGAAAAAAGGAAGAAAATAAAATAGTATATAAATCAAAAGCTAAACCCAAAGAACATAATAATAATTTAAAATTTAATAAAAGTTTAGGTATATGGGAGGAAGAGTAGTGGATTATAAAAAAATAAAAAAACAAGATTTGATTCAACTTTTAGAAATGTACAGTAATAAAATGACGATATTAGATATTATGCTTAATGACATATCTGATGTAAATATTAGCGATATACAAAAGTGGTTAGACGGCATACAAGATTATTTAGCAATTTTTAAACATAAACAAATAAACGAAAATAATAATTATGATGAAAATCATTATAAACAAGTAACAATACAAGAAGCCTTGGAGTTATTAGAAGATGACAGATAAAAAATTTTGTTTAGTTAGCGATTTACATTTAGATATAAATAATACAAATATATTAAAGTTTGGTTTTATCAAAAATTTAGAAAATATCGACTATCTTTTAATAGCAGGTGATACAAGTGGAAGTTATTTTAATGAATTAGATAATTTAGAAATGTTGAGAGATTACATTTTAAATAATAATCTTAAAACTAAGGTTATAACAATTGGTGGTAATCATTCTTGGTATGATTTTAAAGAAGAATTTATTTCTAAAAATACAGGTACAACAATGTTAAGTAATTCCTTTAATGAAGACCCTATATATTTTTTAGAGAACAATATCTTTGAAGATAAAGATATAATTATATTTGGTGCTACTTTATATACGGACCTAAAATTATTGGGTGATATAAACTTAGCTTTATGTTATCATAAATATATGAATGACTTTAGATATGTTTATAAGGAAGTAAGAAATCAAAATATACCTGTTACACCGTTTGATTATATGAAGTGGCATGCTGATACAATGAAAAAATTAAAAGAAATATGCGAAAAATACAAAGATAAAGATATAGTGGTAATTACACACCATGCCCCGTGTAGCCAGAGTATTTCACTAGAATACATAAATGATATTTTAAACTCATTTTACGCTTCAGATTTAAGTGGATTTATATTAAATAATCAAAATATAAAAGCATGGTGTCATGGACACATACATTCAGACAGTGATTATAATATAGGTAGCACGAAGATTTTATGCAATCCCTATGGATATGCAAATTATGAAGGTAAGGTTAAACCTCAGAAATATATAGGCAAAGAATTTGTATTGACATAATTTATTTTTTGTGTTATACTTAGTTGGTACAAAGGTGAGGGAAATAAATGAACAAAGTTTTAGAAAATGAATTAGTAGAAAAAATACTCAGTGATAAATCAAGTAATATCAACCAATTATTAAATCAAAGAATAGATGATATTACTAATCGAGTAGATAAAAAAATTACTGAAACAGAACAAATTTTAACAGAAAAAATTTCACGAGTAAGCGATAAATTAAAAGGGAAACCGATAAAGGTTAACTTGGGTTCTGTTAAGAAACCAGATAATAAAATTCTTCATGAAAAATTTGATACAATTATCAAAGTTTTAGAAAGCACAAACCGTATAGAAAAACATATAATGTTAGTTGGACCTTGTGGTTCTGGTAAAAGTTCATTATGTTCTGATGTTGCTAAGGCTTTAAAGGTAGATTTTTACCCTATGAGCGTAGGGTTACAGACTACAAAATCAGATTTATTGGGCTTTATTAACGCTAAAGGTGAATATATAACTACACCTATACGTCAAGCATTTGAAAACGGTGGTTTGCTCTTACTTGATGAATTTGATGCTACAAATCCAAGTACAGTAACTATTTTGAACTCAATGTTAGCTAATAATATATGTAGTTTCCCAGATAAAATTGTATCTAAACATAAAAACTTTATTTGTATTGTAGCTTGTAATACCTATGGTAAAGGTGCAGATATATCTTATGTTGGTAGAAATAGGCTTGATGCTTCGACACTAGATAGGTTTATCGTTATAAATGTAGATTATGATGAAGTTCTTGAGGGGCATTTAACTAATAATGATGAATGGTTCAAATGTATTAAAAAAATGCGTTCTAATATAAATAAATATGGTGTAAAAACTATTATTTCACCAAGAGCTTCTATGCAAGGTGCCGATTTATTAGAACATGGATTTTCGTTTGAAGATGTTGTAAATATGGTTGTTTTAAAGGGTGTAAGTGAAGATGTAAGAAATAAAATTTTAAACGGTGTTACTTACGGCAAAAAGAAAAAAGAAGTTAAAAAATCTGATAGTGTAAAAATAACATTTTCAGTAGACAGAACTCATGCTTTTGTAGAGTATGACCAAGATTTTTCAATGATTACGGAATTAGACTGGGAAGGTAAATATAGCATTTTTATTTCAAAGGATAAAGAATATATATCTAGTTTAGATTCAAATGTTAATAAAATATTCTTAAATTGTGGCGATAATAAATTTGATAAACCAGTAAATTTAACAAAATTAGTTAATGATATTAAAGAAAACATTAATAGTTATAATGTTTCAGACATTAGCGTTTCCATAATCTTATGTTCAGAACAGCCAGAGTTAAATCGTACATATATATTGGAGTGTGATAGTTAAATGGTTAGGCTATATACCTTTAAAGATAATAATAGAAGTATAAAATGTGCTGATTTTAACGGATTAGTAGACCAATATAATTTTATCTCTGATGAATTTAAAGAAAAAAAATATAGAACCGTGCAAATGCAAATTGACGAACGTAGAGATGACTGGTGGGGTAAGCACAATATAGAAGAAACCTTACAAGGAATGTTTTATGGTTTTGAAAATTCTACGGAATATTTTTTAGAGAATATACAAAGTAGTAAATATTTTAACGAAAAAGATAATGGTATACAAATGTCTGAACAAGGTAATATATATGATATGGGTAGTTTTGTATCAGGTATACCTGAATGTTGTTTAGATTTCGGTTTACCAACACCGAATCCATATGTTAAAATTATGGTTGATTTACCATTTTCTTGCGGTTATTCTGAAAACCAAATATATAATCGTGGTGTAGCTATATTGGCTTTATTGCAAACATTAATCATTTCAAAATGTATAGTAGATTTATATATGTTTGAATTTAATCAACAAAGTGATATGCTCGTTATGTATACAAATAAAATTGATATGAATTGTATATCAATAGCAGATTTAGCGTTTTTATGTTCACCAGAGTATTTCAGAAGAATAGGTTTTGTAACTACGGAATGTATACGACAAAGAAGTAGCGAATGGGGTTGTGGCAACAGTACCTTAACTAATTTTATAAAAGAAAAAATAAAAAAAGATAAAATATTTTTTATAGGTGGTAGTTACACAGACGGTGAATTGGCAAATAATTTATCAACACCAGATAAAGCCATAGAATGTTTATTAACAAAATTTAATAAATTTTGTACAGAAAATAAATTAAATTTGAATTTACAGATGAAAAAGAATGGAGAAATAAATGTTAGAAATTAAAATGGTGGCAGGAGAAAAGTATAGACCAATATATGCAAACGACACAGATGCTTGTATGGATATTAAGGCAAAAATAGATAACGATTTAGGCGAAATAATTATATATCCTAATCAGATAGTTAAGATTGGCTCTGGTTTACAAGTAGATGTGCCCAAAAACCATATTATGCAAATGTTCGTAAGAAGTTCTGTAGGTATTAAGAAAAATTTATGTTTAGCAAACGGTACAGGGATAATAGATAACGGTTTCAAAGATGAAATTATTATGGTATTATATAATTTTGGGAAAGAACCACAAATAATTCAAGATGGTGATAGAATTTGTCAATTTTTAATTTTTCCAAGACCTATTATTAAACCAGTTTTTGTACAAGATAATGAAGATTTTAGACAAGGTGATAGGGGCGGAGGCATCGGCTCTAGTGGAGTTTAAGTCTATTGACTTTTTTGTTAAGCTATGGTATTATATTTTAGTGTTATAAACGTGAGGTGTATATGATTTCATTAGATTTATTTAAAAGTATTATTAGTCACATTAAACAACAAGAAGAAAAAGACGAGAAGTTAACAAAATTGTTAATTGACCCAGATTTTACGGGTTGGGTTTCTACCGCCAACGATTTAATTGACGATTTAGTTAAATTATTAGAATATGAACTTGGTGATAAATACGAATATATATCTTGGTGGTTATATGATATTTCTGATGGCAATAAATTTGTATATGAAGATTTTAAAGATAATAAACAAATTAGATATAATCTTAATCTACTAGAAGATTTATATTATTACGTAATTGGTGATTTGGAAGCTGTTAAGCAGGATGTAGTTAATAAAAATAAAGAGGATAATGCATATACAATGGCTGACAGTTCTGTATTTAATGAAATTTTTGATACAATTTGGGGTGAAACGGATGAGTTATAGGCTTAACCCAGAAATTATAAAAAATCCATTTAATTATATTGGTTCTAAAAATAGAATTATGCCTTTGATTTTAGATTGTATACCAGAAAATATATATGAACTGGTAGACGTTTTAGGCGGTAGTGGCGAGGTTGGTTTATCAGTTGGTTTACCATGTGTATACAACGACCTTAATAAACCCTTAACCTACATAATAAAAACATTCCAAGAATTGCCTATAAGCCTTATATTAGATTCAATACAGGTTTTAATAAATTCTTACAATTTATCAAAAGATAATAAAGAAGGGTATTTAGAACTTAGAAAAGATTTTAATGAACATCAAGGGTATAATTTATTGAATTCTGAGGATAGCGATATAAGATGGGCTAATTGCATAGCCTTATATGTACTTATCTGTCATTCTTTTAATTATTATATAACTTTTAATTCAAAAGGCGAATATAATAATCCAAGTGGGTGCAACAGGTCTTGGTTTAGCGAAAGCTTAAAAAATAAATTGATAAAATATAAAGAAAGACTTGACCAAATGTGTAAATTCGAGGTAAACTGTGTAGATTACAATGAGATTTTAGATAGATATTTGGTTAAAGATGATTTAAGAGATATATTGTTTTTTATAGACCCACCGTATTTAGCAAGTGACGATATTTATTCAAGAAATAAAATTTTAAAATGGACAAAGGATAATGAAATAAATCTCTATCAAAAACTCTTGACAATTCATTCAAAAGGTGGTAGAATTATTTTAACAAATCAGTTACAAAAGGGTGATTATAAAAATGAAATTTTACAAGATTTTATTACAGAGAGTGGTTTTGACGTAGTGAACACAATGGTAAATTTTGATAATTGTTCTTATCAACGCAAAAACAAAGGGTATGATAAAGAAATATTAGTTAAAAATTTTTAATAGAAAGGTATAGCATGGATAGAGAATACGCAATTGAAGAACTTAAAAAATTTAAGAATTATTCAGGTATTAGTAGAGATAAATGTATAGAAATTTACAACTCATTTAAAATGTCACCGACGACATTTAAAATTACTATACCATATCACGGTGAACTAATTAATATAGAAAGAGATGAATTTTGGGATTATATAAAAACGTCTGATATTAGAGAGGTATACTCAACGGGGTATATACAGTCTTTAGAAGGTGAATGTAATAACGAACCAGAAGATGAAGAAACGCTTTTAAAATTAAGAAAACAAAAGTTAGCCATTCAAGATAAGTTAAATTTTGAAAGAAAAATTAACAATAAAAGTTTAAGAAATTTGAATACACTTGAGGAATTAAATAAAGAAATCATAGATAAATTGAATAAATTACCAAAAGTGGAAATAAATAGAAGTGATATTATTTCAAATGACAGGTCTGTTGGTATTATAGCAATAGGTGATGTCCATGCAAATGAACTTATAGATACACCTAAAAATAAATATGATTTTGAAATTTTGAGTAAAAGATTTAAAAAATTAGCAATTTGTGCTAAAAAATATTTTAAACAAAACAATGTAAACACAGTCGTAGTGATGCTTTTAGGCGATTTGCTGAATAGTGACCGTAGGATAGCAGAGGTTTTTAATATGGCTACTAACCGTTCTTGTGCAGTAGTATTGCTTTTCCACGTTTTAAGACAATTCTTAATGGATATATCAGAATTTTGTAATATTACTGTGGCGAGTGTTTCGGGTAATGAATCAAGAGTCATTGGTGATGAATTTGATACCTCTGATATATTAGCAACATATAATTATGATTATACATTACATGAGTTTTTAAAGGTTGCATTTGAAAAAGATGAGAGAATTAAATTTATTGACGGAAACTTTGCTGAAAAGGTTATGAATATTGCGGGTTCAAATGTGCTTATGACTCACGGTACATCTTTTACAAAAGATATAGAAAAGTCTGTGCAACAAACCTTTGGAAGATATGCTTCAAATGGGATAACTCTTGATTATTTGTTCTGCGGACATTTTCATTCTGCTAGAATAGGTGATATGTATGCACGAACTGGTTCTATGTGTGGCAGTAATAGTTATTCAGAGGGTGCATTAAACCTTAATTCAAGAGCGAGTGAGCTTATTGGTATTTTTTATCCAGATAAAAGTAATACGGTTTCAAGAGTAGATTTACAAGATGTAAATAATATAGAAGGATACAATATAGTTGAAGAGTTAGAGAAATATAATGTTAAATCTTCTTCTAAAAAAGAAAAGTTTTTAGTTCATATTTTATAGGATATAATATATGTTAACAGATAGAGAGATAATAATATTGATAGAAAATTTAGAAAAAGCTAAAATAAAATTTAAAGATTATCCATATAGAATATATCGACTCGATACAATTATAGATACACTTGAATATGTCTTAAACCCAGAGGATAAAAATTATGGCGGTATAATAAGAGGTGTATGTGATGAAAATAAGTGATAAAACAAAGCTTTTATTAGCCATAAGCCTACTTGAAGGTTTAAAGAGAGATGTGGAATATAGACTATGTAAATGTGAAGATTGTAAATTTACGTTAGACTATATAGATTATTGTTTAAGAATTTTAGAAGAAAGTGAAACAAATGGTTAAATTTTTAAAAAAAATAGCAGTTATATTAGGAATGGCGTATTTAGTTATTATAAGTGTTAAGGAAATGGTAAATGTATTAGACCTTTATATAGATTCGCCTTCATATAATGCAAAAGCTTTTTTAAATGATTTTAATAATGCTATTTATAAAAATATAAATATTCTACAAAACGCATATAAAGAAGGTTTGGGTATATAATGAATATAGCAGGTTTTGGTACATATTTTTCAGTTTTAGGGCATTGTATAAGATTACATGTTGAAGCAAACACTTATTACAATTGGTTTGACTGGCGTTTTGAATATGACGAAGGTTTAAATGGCGTAAGGATAATAACAGAGTTTTTAAAAATACAAGTTTTTATAGGTATAGGTAGTAATGTACAAGATGTATGGTTTTTTGATTCAAGTTCTTATTTCTTACAACAAGAACATGACCGTATACCAAAAGAACTACAAGAAATGATGGGAAATAATATAATAGAAGAAGAAACGGAGTAAAAAGATGAAAGTAGACAAAATATTGAGTCAAATTTCTTTTAAAAGAAATGAAATACCAGAAGATTTAGATAGAAAAAAAAGAATAGAAAAAAATCAAGTAATATCAACAAAAGAAGCCGAGATATTATTAGGTAAAAAAAATAAAATAAATTATATAGCTTAAAAAAAAGATGCCCTAATCGGCATCTTTTTCTGTAATAGATTTGGGTTCAAGTAGAGGTATAGGTTTGACATCTATTACATTTTTATTTTTACTTTCAATTAATGCTTTTTGCTGTTTTTCTTGTTGAAGTGCAATAGCTAAAATACTTTTTGTATTTACATCAACAGAGCCATTATGGTTTACGACTTGTGTATCGGCAAATTCTTCTTTATTATAACTTTGTAAAAGCTTAAACCCAAGTTGTGCATTTTTGGAACTCATACCGTGTTTTGTTACACTAGACAATAAACCCATTTCTATCATACATCTACAACGGTTATATATTCTTGCAAATCTAATTAAAAGTTTATAATCTCTATCTAAATTTTTATCATCAGACAATTCAACATTTTCAAGTATTTCTTGTTCTTTTGCCTCTATTTTACGCTCTATAAAGTTGCGTTTTTTATCAAGCATAAAGTTTTCATGACGCATATATAACCTGTCAGGTATAGGTGTGTTAGGTTCTAAATCATATAATTGTGCAAATTCAGCTTCAAATTCCTCTTTTCTTTGTTCAAAAACTTGCTCATAGGTGTACGGCAATAATAAATCTAAATCTTCTAATTTATCTGAAAATTCTTCTTGTAAAATTGTACCAGTTTTTATATAATTTCTAACTGTATCTACATTATTTATACCTAATCCCATAGCTAAATATTTTGGGGTAGGTGCTTGTAACATAATTGGCAATATAGCCTTTAATTTATTATTGTCAATCTTTAATTTCGGTCCAGTTTTCGCCATAATTTACCTCTACTTTCTACTTTTCTATAATAGCATTTTAAGGATACTTGACAAAATTATATTGTTATGGTATAGTGAATATATTGAAAGGATAACTAATGAAAAAAGAATTAAGGTTTAGACAAAAACTTGTAATTAAACTTGATAAAATAACTCAAATAATTTTATTTATTATTTGTTTACCTCTAGTATTAATTTTCGAGGGGAACAATAGAGTGTTTCAATTTTTAGCAGACTTTAATCAAAAGTGTAGCGATATATTGGTAGATGTAGTTGCACGTAAAATTTATGTATTTATTAACAATTTACTACTTAAATTTGGAGGAAAATAAATGTGCGAAATAGAAAAGATGTATATGGATGATACTATTGATAATAGTTTAAGTATTTTGTATAAGCAAATTATTAAACTATATCTTATTTCTTTGGGTTTTGAATTTGACGAAAGTATTAACATGAAATCATTATCATATCCTAAAAAGTTTGTAGCGTGGAAAGTGGATGATTTTGATTTTAACAAGATTACAGACCAAATAACTGCTACTTTACATTCAATTAAAAAATTTATGAAAGATGAGAATTTAATTCATAAAGGCTATAGATTTAATGTAAAAGATGTAGAAGCTTTGAAAGATAAAGACGATTGCGAGTCTACTTTGTTTAGAACCATTATACAAGTGGACAAAAAAACAACAAGTGAAATAATGGATGAAAGAATATCGCAAATTGAAAAACTAGCAAGTGAATTAAGAAAGTGTGCTTATGGTACTGGTGGACAATGTGTAGGGGTTCAACATAGAAATATGTTAAAATCCAATTTAGGTTTAAAATGCTTAAAAGCAATAAAAGAATATAAGGATGAAAAAGACGAATTTTTTGGAGGGCAAAATGCCTAAAAAGAAAAAAATATGTATAATTATAGATGTAGATGGAACTCTTGTAAGTGAAAAGGACAATAGTCAAATTATTTTACCTACAGAAAATAATAGAGAGGTTTGGGATTTATTCCATAAAAACAAACAATATTATAAACCTTCTCAGTTTAAACAAAATAAAAATATAGTAGATATTATAAAAGCTATTATTAATAATGTGCCAGAGGTATATTTAATATTTTTAACAGCAAGGGAAAATATTGAAGGTAAACCGATTTTTATAAATACATATAGATTAATTAAAAAAATATTCGGTTTTCAACCTACAGATTTTAGTAGAAGATTTACTATTTTAATGAGAAAAGAAAACGATTTTAGGTCAAGCGATATGGTAAAAGAAGATATTTTAAATAATGAAATATTACATGATTATTTGCCAGTTTTAGCCATAGATGATGAAGAGCCTAATATAAAAATGTTTGAAAGAAACAATATAAATTGTATTCGTGCAGTAAGAAAAGGAGATTTATTAAATGGATAATAAGATTCCCTATGATAGTTATATAGGTTGGACTCACGCAACTTGTAAAAAATGCAAAGAAGTATTCCCTATTTTTGACCGTTATGGTCAATGGAATGATTTACCGCCAGACAATAAATTTTATTGCCCAAAATGTGAGCGAAAAGGTTTTAAATCAAAAAAACCAAAATCGCCCAAAACAGCTACTGGTCGTGTAACACCCGAAGTATTTTTGAAACAAAATGAAATAAAAGATAAATTAACTATCAAATTTTTTAAAAAGATTTGTCGTGAACGTGGCAAGGGTAGAAGTTATAATAGTATTTTAAAAGAAGCAATAGAAGTAGCAGATTTGTACAGAGAGGATTAAAATGACAGATTTTAAATATAAATTACCGATTTATGAAGTTGTAGATGAAGAAGGCAGTTTAAAATTCTTATTTAATTTAGAGGCGAACAATATACCAAATATAGGTGAACAAATTGTTGTTTTAAAACGAGGTGAAGACGGTTCTTTTGAACATAGGCTTTATTTTAAAATAATACACAAACTTATACCTACAGTTTTAGACGAAACAAATAATAGAATTTTTGATGAAGATAATGTGAATTATGTTTTATATGTTGAAAAACAAATTGATGAACCTGTATTAAATTGTTAACACTTGACAAATAAAAAAATATGTGCTATAATAAAATTGTCAAGAAAATTGTACATTTAAAATTTAATAAAAAATAAAAGAAGTGACTGAATAATACTTTCATCGGGTATAAAGTGGTGATATAAGAGAGTTGGAATACTCTTCATAGGTTTGTCAAAACCGAATTGTATTACGCTCAGGTCTTTTAGAAAGCTCAAGTACGCATAAGATATATCTTGCAGGTTGAAAAATTACCAAAATGGGTATACGCTAGTAGGATTTTAATTTTAAAATCTGTTCTCTGTATGCGGTACACAGCCAAAATCTAGCAATTAAACCATGCATGTAATCTGCTTACTGGTTAGAGTGGTGAGTGTTGAATAGTTTATCTATTCTATGGGAAAAATTTTATGGAGAATGTTTTGCTGACGGGTAAAACTATTTTTTATAAAATCCGTAAAACTTGTGAAGGTCAAGGATAAAAGGTTTGATATTAGTAATAAACTAATCTAATTTTCTTTTATTTTTTAATTTTTTTAACATAATATAATGTAACATTTTAATTACCACCCTTTTAAACCTCTTTCTTGGGTGGTTTTTCTTTTGTAAAAAATTACATGTCATTTACTGAATTTAAAAATGAGAAAATAAAAAAGCCAGAAAATATTTTTGAAAAATAAAAAACATTATATAAAGAAGATATTAAAAAATATAATAAGATAAAAAACATAGTATCTTCCAAAATATAAAACATCAATTTAATTTAAAGTTGTTAATTTCGCCCTTATATACCAAGCGTTTCAAGACTCAAAATAAAAAGCAAGTGTAAAATCACGAGTAAACCACGTGGTGAATAAGATTTATCATAGCAAATAAAATTTAACATGTAGTCCACATGTCATGCCGTAGCTCAAGCTAAAAAAATGCGATTAAAACTCTTGACTTTTGGGAAATTTTTTGCTAAAATAATTGTGTTAGTAAAATAAAGAGGAAAAAAATGATAGGTAGTAGTGATTTTTTTGATTTTGACATTTCAGAGCAGGATAATTTGAGCTTTTTCACATCAACCAATATTAAGACTGTTCTTGGCAAAAATCAAGTTTTGAACTTTATAGATAAAATGAATTTTGAATTAAAAATGTTTGATTTTTCAGAAACCGCATTGAATATTGCAAAATTTTATGAAGAAAGTAAAAATACAAAAGGGATTATATCTTTTTATCAAAATCAAGTGATACAAATGATTTTATATGTTATTGAAAATTATCCCGAATTAAAAAAATATTTATATGAAAGAATTTTTGATAGTATTGAACAAGATAAAATTAAGTGTTTAGACAACACTTTTAAAAACAATGAAGAAATTTATCAAAAAACACAAGAACAAGTAAATAAGTTTGTTGAACAAAAAGCAATTTATGAAAAGAAAATTAAAAAAATAATGAAAGATAATAAATGCAATAGAAAAACCGCAGAGCTTATATATGAAAACGAGAGATTGAAGAAATTAGCTCAAAAACAAGGCTTTGTATCACCGAGTTTTGGTGTAGAATTTCCAAATATACCTAATATATTCGGCACAGGCATACCACAAGCACCTCAAAAAGATAGTGGTTCAAAAAACATAACTTCATCTGATGATACGGTAGAACAAGAAGAAATAATTATTGACGATACACAAAATAATAACGACTCTTTTGATGATGAAAATTTTTGGTCTTAATATTTCTTTATAAAACACTTGACAGGCATGGTAAAATATGTTAAAGTGTATATGTAAGTTAAAAAGAAAGAGGTACATTATGGGTGATGTAGTTTTATTAGAAAACAAACAACAAAGAGAAGAAAGACGGTGGGTTGAGTACCAATTAAACAACATGCCGTATGAAGAAAAAAGATATTATATAGCGAAAGTTATACTAAAATTTAATGATAGAACATCAGCAAATATAATATGTGGTAAAAAACTGAACGATATTGAGTTTCAGCAATTTAAAAATACGCTAAAACAATATGTTTAATATTTCTTAACAAAAAGGTTGACAATTTTATAAATAAGTGCTATATTTATTATATAAATAAAGAAGTACAATAAATTGAAATCAAAAAGAAAGCGAGGTTCAATATGTAGTGGCTAATGTACCGAATATGGTTAAGGCACATTGTAAGATTTAAAACCACAAACAATTTTTATTTTTATAGGATTTAAAATCAATAGTACAAAAAGAAAGAGGTAAAAAATGAGTTACGAAATTGTAAAAACTTTAAGCGTAAACCAAAATGAAAATGGTAAATGGTACGCAAAGGTAGTATCGGCTTGTAATAATTGCTATCCGCATTATTATTCAGCATGGGATTATGGGTTTTTTGATACAAAAGAAGAATTGCAGAAATCTTTACTATTAGATTTCTTTCATGGTAATTTTCATGGTGGCACATCAACCAAATACGGACAATTTATTAAAAGTTTAGGTGGTTGGGGTAGTAAACAAGATAACGGTAGTTACGTATGTAAAATACACAGGTTTTATGATGATATTATATACGGCTCTTTATATGGTAACAAATATAAAGATGTTGATAGAAAAATTTGTAGTAAACTATCTGTTAGACGAGATAGAGAATTAAGAAGATATTTATATAAAGAATTTCAACAGTTTTCTAACACGCATAAACCATGCAAATTAAGAACATGGTCATATAATAAATATCTTAATGAATGGGTAGCAGGTGCATACTTGCATACTTATTATAAACAACGCAAAGGTGCGTATTTTACAAACAGTTATGAAAATGCTACGGTTTATAATAAAGCAAGTAAAATAGGTTATTTAACAAAACTTGCTGAACAAAACGGTTTAAGAGTAGAAAAAATATATGTGTAGAAAGAGGTGTAACATGCTTTCAAAGAAACTTCAAAAAGCCATAGAGAAACAACTAGAACACGATTTTAGAGCAGATAAAGATGTATTGAGGGTATTTATAACCAAATGTCCAAAAGGTTCATTAAAAACTTGTTTAATGGCTTGTGAACAAAATTATTGTGGTGTTAAAATATTACTTAATTGGGATTATAATTATAAAACAATAAATGCAAGATATTGTGAGGTATAAAATGGAATTAACAGTTAAAAACTTTAAAAAAGCATTATCAAAAGTTGATGAAAACAAAATTGTATATGTAGAGGGTGGTTTTGGTCGCTCTGATATACATGTAGCGTATGATATAAGAGAATTATCAAATGGTAATATTATGGTAAATATTGACGGTTGTTGTGGTGAAGATGATAGAGAAAACACTCAATTTGATTACGAATATTTTGTCGAAAGTAAAAGTTTAATTAAAGAGGTATAATATGAAGAAATATATTATTTTATTATTGATTTTGATTTTAAACTTTGGTTTATTATGTCATGCTCAACAAAAACAAGATAAACCAAAATCACCGAGTCAAAGTACAAGTAAAGAAAATAAAATCAGAAAACAAAATTTTGATTTATGTGTACTAAGTGGCAAAAATAGGTCATATTGTTATTATTTATATTATTAAGACTAATTGTTAAGAAATGTAAAATAATACAAAAGATGTATTGACTTAAGGTAAATAATGTGATACTATATAATTGTAAACCAAAGAGGAAATTTTAAAAGTTAATTCACCTCTCTAAAAGAAGATATAAATTAAGGTTTGCAAAAGAGTTACAAAATAAAGCATAGAAAGAGGTGTACAATGGGTACAAGAGGACTTACAGTAATTGTTAAAGACAATCAAATCAAATTATCAAACTACCAACAATTTAATAGTTACTTTGATTACACAGGTATTAAGTTTTTAGAATTTTGTAAAGAGAATTTAAACGAAGAAAGAAAAATTAAAAACTTTTCTGAAAAAGTAGATTTATTACAAGATGTTACAAACGGTACTGAATTTAAAAATAAACTTAATAAACTTTTAGAAATGTTCAGAGATGGAAAAACATATTTCTTGGGCATAAACGAATTATTACCGCAATTTAGCAGAGATACAGGTGTAAAAATATTAGATATAATCAATAATTTATCTACTTTTGATTTTGGAAATAAAAAATATCCAATTTTTATTGATTTAGATGTTTGTGGCATAGAATATATAAATGTTATAGATTTGGATAAACAAAAAGTATATATGTTAAGAGATATATATATAAAGGGTTTTAAATCTTTAAAGGTAAATAAGGTTATTGAAGAAACATTTATTAAAAGAGGATTTGAATGTTATTTATCTTACAAATTAGATAAAATCCCAAGTATAAAAACGGCTAAAAAACAGTATGAAAAGACTGTAATTAAAGAAGAAGAAACCGAAGAAATACCATTTTAATATTTCTTAACAAAGTGCTTGACAAAATAAAATTTATTTGGTAATATATAGAAAAAGGGATAAGTATAATGGAAGATTATACCGAATGATATAGGGCTAACAAACTATATCTTCCCTTTTAAATAAAAGAAAGAGGTAAATTAAATGATTAGAAACATTAAACATCAATTTAAGTTACAAGAGTTAATAACCAAATATGCTGAAAAATGTAATGCAGAATGGATAACACTTGATGAAACATTACAATATAAAAATACGGAATACCAAAGCTCAATGATAGGTATAGGTGTAGGCGAAGAACCGACAAAACACCTATCAGATGAAGAAATGTGGAATGCAATAGAATTAACTTATTATTATGACAAGCAAATTGTATTTTATATTTTTGCTGACTCTGATAAATTTAGGGTATATCATAATAAAGGTACAGGTATAAACGGTTCTGAATTGATAGAAGTAGTAAAATTTTAGAAAGAGAGGTATAAAATGGCTTTATCAGAATTTAAGGAAAGACAATATTTAAAATGGGGTGATTTTCTAATTGAATTAGAAGAAAAGATTGAAACCTTATTTGAAAACAAACTAGCAAAAGATGAAAGAAAATACATAGAACAACAAATTAAAAAAGGTGATGAATTGCAAGAACAGTTGAATGAAGAATGGCTTGACAAGGGTTTTATGACCTATCAACAATATATGTCGCAAATGTATAAATATATTCATTTACAAGATGAAATTATTAGAAACATTGAAAAATATATTACAAATATTAAGAATTATAAAGAAGAAAAATAAAACATTTGACAAATAAAATTTTATATGATAGTATATAAGAGTAGTCAAAAAGAAAGAGGTACAAAATGGGTTTTTTCAGTTGGTATACGCAAGATACAAATAAATCAATAGCAAATAAATACAGTAGTAGACCTACGTTTACAGTTTATATGGTTAATCCTTTAGATTTAAATGAATATTATAAAGAGGATAATTATAATGGCTATGGTGAATTTGGCGGCAAAGATTACTATGAATTGTTGGCAGAAATAAACGATTTGGGTTCTGATAGAATTAAGGGTATAGAATTAGCTTTTGATAATACAAAAAATATAGAATATCCTATTCTTGTTGAAAGATTAGAAAATGCTATCAATATAACAGGTAAACCTAAAAATTGTGAAAATCAAGGATTTTTTTATTAAAATAGAAAGAGGTGTAAAATGATGACAAAAACAGAACAAAATATGTTAGATATGGCAAGAGAAAGTGCTAAAAATCATAAACAAGATTTGGATAGACTTTTAGAAAATATAAATAATCTTAAAGGTTATTTGAAAGTGTATGAAACACTTGATGATACATCAAATAAAGAAATTGTATTATGCGAAACAATATTAAGGTATTTGAAACAGAAAGAGGTATAAAAATGGACAAAGCAACATTAAAAGCGAGATTATTAAGAAACGAAATAGTATCAAGCGCAGTAAATAGTAGTAATTTAAGCACATGGTCGTATAATCCGGGTATATCAGAATTGACAATTTTATTTGGTCGTGGTACAACATACAAGTATAAAAATGTGGATAGAGATACGATTTTGAAACTTATAAATGCCGAAAGCGTCGGTAAAGAGTTTAGAAAAAGTATTATGGGTAAATTTGAATATAAAAAAGAGGATATACAGGCTATTTTATAGGATATGATAAAATGAGTTTTATAAATGTACCTAGCAAAATAACACGAAAAGACATTAAATATTGCGGAAATATTTATAAAGGAAATGGTTTTAGTTATGTATTATCAGATTTAGAAAATAAAGATATTGGAAAAACCTTAAAATTAAACGGTTATGGTTGGTATAATTATGTTTACAAAGTTTATGATACATATCTATTTATAATCGGTAATCAAATAAAAAATAAAGATGTGAATATTAAAAACATTGATTTTGTAAGTAAAATTTTAAAATTTGAATATTATTTACACAATAACGATAAAAGAATAATGGATTTTGATATACCGAGCAACATATTAACTATAATATCAAACGAGAGGTGGTTAGACGGCTCATTTTTGAATGATTATACAAAAAGGGTAGATTATATCATAAATAAAAATAAACCGTCTTTAAAAGGCATACAAGAGTCTTATATTAAATACATGAAGTTTTTATGTGATAATCCGTATACAAACATGGGTTTATTTAAAAATGGTTTATCTATAAATTTATTAACAGGTAATAAAATAAAATTAATGAAAGACACATCAATAGACGGATATATTATAAAATATGACTTATCAGACTTTTTGTAATATTTCTTAACAAAGTGCTTGACAAAATAAAAAATATTTGGTATTATATAGACATAAACCAAAGAGGAAGTTTAAAAGTTTAATTCACCTCTATAAAAGAAGATATAAAATAAGGTTTACAAAAGAGTTACAAATTAAAGTATAGAAAGAGGTAAAAACATGGACGTTATTAAGTTAATAATATTTCTATCAAGTGGAATAGGACAATTTATTGTAATTGCTTTATTAATAGGTTTATTTCTTCCACATTGTATTTTAGAAATTTATGGTTTTATTATTGGTTTGATTTTTATAGTATTGTTTATTGCAGGTTTTGTGAGTTTGTTAAAATAATGAATAGATATGAATTGCACAAAATAATATTTTTTCTTAAAAATACAAGAGAAGATTTTATACAAGATTATCAAATTAACGACATAGAATACGACATAATGTTTTATAAATTTTATAATAACTTGATTTATAATATAGAAACAATATATAAAGAAATATTACAAGTTAAAGATATGGCAAAAGTTGTATATTTACAGGTATTACAAGACTTTATAAGAACATTAGAAGAAAATAAACAAGAAAAATTAAAATACATACTTGACAAACAATTTATATTTTGATAGAATGTGAATATAAAAGAAAGAGGTAAATCATGTACAAATTAACAGTTAAAAATAGTGTTTACACTATACCAAAAGAAAATTTAAAATTCTTAGCTATTATGAAAGCTAAAGATTACGGTAAAAATCCCGATTTATCAACAGAAGAAAAAATTATTGATTTTTTTAAAAGCATTAGAATATTCGTAGAAAAAGTATAGAAAGAGGTAATAAAAATGATAATAAAAGCACTTATTATGTATGTAATAGCAAGTTATATGTTAGTACCAGTATTATTTTTCTTTAATGAAAAATACAACTTAAACTTTGGTGTATTTTGGTATTGTGAGAGTACAATGGATAAACTTACAAACTTTTCTAATTGTTGGTTTATATCCCCAGTTACAATAATTTTCTTTATTCTTCAAGAAACTACAAGACTTATATCATTTATAACGGAAATATTATCAGTTTTAGTATATTATGTAATTATGAAGTTTTGTAACAAAGATTAAAAAAATATAGTTGACAAAATAAAATTTATTTGATAGTATATACATGTAATTAAAAAGAAAGAGGTAAAAAAAATGAGTATGTCAATTAGAATTTACAACGAAGTTGTAGGCGAAAAATTTATCGGTAACGAAACTTATCAAACAATTACAAGAGAACAAATCGTTCCAACATTATCAAACAGTGATTTCGCAGATGATTTAATTTCAGAATGTCGCAGAAACTGGTATCTTGAAGATACAGCAGGATTTGAGGGTGAATTATATGGGCATGGCTTAATCCCACTTTTAAAAAAGTATAATTTTAACTCTATACAACAATTAGATGATGAAGATTATTATATAGTGTCAATTTCATGGTAATAGAAAGAGGTATAAAATGAAAAGTATTAAAGAACAAGTAAACAAACAAATTTTACAAGACAAAATGAAATACGGTGTAAAAACTGTTGGTGATTTAATTTTGGTATTAAATAAACTAATTGAAAATAAGGAATTGACTCCCGAAACAAAAATAAATCTATCTGATTTTGAATTTAACGGCAGACAGAGAAATTTTGAAATTTCAAAGGTTGAAGGTGAAAAAGAATTATTCTTTATGTACGAAATGCATGAAGGTGAATGGTTTTAAAAACCTCTTTCAAGAGGTATAGAATTTAATTTTATACCTCTTTTCTTTGAAGTATTATTTAAAAATAAAAGGAAGTGAAATTATGAGTTTAAAAAATCCAAATTGGAATGATTATAGCGATAGACAATTATTTGATAAATTATTTTATCAAAATAACGACAACAAACCATTAACGGAACAAGAAGAAGAATTTTGCAAAACAATGTATCATTTTGAAGAATTTGCAAGTGGTTTAGACGGATAGAAAGAGGTGTAAAATGAGTACGGTATATAATTATAATTTAAGTAAAGATTTGCGAGCATTACAAGGCAAAATAAAGGGATTAGAACAAATAAAACCTTTTGTTAATAAAGCAAAAAATAAAATAATCTCTAACAAAATTAGAGAATTAAACAAGCAAATAAAACTTTTGGAAAGATAACTTAATATTTCTTAACAAAAAGGTTGACAAAATAAAATTTATTTGGTAGTATATACATGTAGTTAAAAAGAAAGAGGTAAAAAATGAACAAACTAGAACAATACAAAAATTTAGTTATTACTACCAACACAGAAACTATATTATCAAATATAGATTTAATTCAAAAATATTCCGAAAGAATTTCGAGATTAAAAAAGCATGAATATGCACAATATTTTGAAAATGAAATTGTAAGATATGAAAAAACAATACAAGAATTAAAACAAGAAAATGTAGAATATTTAGAAGAAATTGACAAAGTAAAAGAAATGAAAGAGGTGTAATATGGTTGCAGAATTTGAACTTTATAAAAATGATGAACTAGAATTTAAAACTTTTAAATTACAGGATATAATAGACAGTTTAGAAAATGAAGTTAAAATCAACTGTATAGATGACCTTTTTGATAAAAGAGTTATGAAGGATTATAGAATTGAGGTTGTTACACATTAACTTAATATTTCTTTACAAAGTAGTTGACAAATAAAATTTTATTTGGTAGTATATACATGTAGTTAAAAGAAAGAGGTTTTAAAATGGTAGCAAGATTTGATGAATTATTAAATGTCGTAAAAGCAGATTTAAAAGGTGTTGTACCTTATTCAGAAAACATTACATCGAAAGTTTTATTATTAAGCAATAGAAATAAAAGAACTTTGGGTAAATGCACAAGAAATAGAGAAAATACGCAGTTTACTATTTCATTAAACCCGAAACTTGAAAATATGTCTGAACAGTTAATTAAAGATGTATTAGCACACGAAATTATACATACCGCAAAAGGTTGTTTTAATCATAGTTATAATTTCAAAAATTATATGTATAGAGTGAATTATAATTGTAAAAATTATAATGTTGAAATAAAATCAAAAAGTCAAGAGTGGGAAGAAAACAAACAATATAAATATAAATTAACTTGTAAAAAATGCGGTAAAGTGTTTTACAGAAATAGAATTGTCCATGAATATGCAAAATTAGGTTTATATAGTCATAAATGCGGTGGTGATTTGATTATAGAGCAATTATATTAAGAAATGTAAATTATAAAATAAAATAGTTGACAAAATAAACTTTATTTGGTAGTATATAAGAGTAGTCAAAAAGAAAGAGGTAAATTATGGCAACAAAAAATCAATTAGCGGTTATTCACATTTTAAAAAAAGAATATGGTTTATCAGATAATGAATACACTGATTTAATGTGGAATTTATTTAATGAAACATCTTCAAGACATTTAGATGAAGAACGAGCAGAAAAATTTATTCATGCTTTAAATTATAAATATAATGAAAGTTATAAAAGAGGTTATGATAAGGCAATTTCAGAGGTTTGCGGTAAAGATTTAGATACGCAATTTATATTTTTCTATCGTGATAGATTTGAAAAAGAACCTACAAATTTAGAATTGTATTTATTCGGTAAATTAGATGATAACCAAAAATCAGACACTATAAACGATTTAAAAAAACAATTTTAAGACCAATAGCAGACGATTTAAGAGCAGTTTATATAAAATAGGTGTAAATATATCAAAACAAATAGAAAGAGGTGTAAAATGACTAAACAAGAACTTTTAGATAAACTAATTTTTTTACAACAAGATAAAGATTATGAAGTAGCACATGAATTAGCCGACAATTTATTATTATCATTTATTAACGATAAAGATATAACACAGGCATTTCAAAAAATTGAAAGATATTATGCTTAATATTTCTTAACAAAATACTTGACAAAATAAAAAACATTTGGTACTATAATCATGTTGATAGATAAATTTAAAAGAAAGAGGTAAATTATGACAAAGCAATTAACTAAGGAAACTTTAAAAAGAGGTGATGTTATCGGGTATCATTTTGGCTATTCAATGAGTTTGTATGACGCATATCAAGTAGTAGCTATTAAAGGTTCTACAATTCAGATTATACCCGCTAAAAAAGAGATTATACAAGGTGGTTGGCGACCTATCGTAAAATTTTCCAAAAGAAAAATATGGTTACAAAAAGAGGTAATCACTAAAAGATTTAATAAATATGGACAAATTAAATTAGGTGGTACAGGTAGATACGGACATACAGCATTTATATGCGAAAAAGATGAAACATTCCAAGAAGACCATTGGGATTAGCACATAGAGCCGATTTCGGCTCTTTTAAAAGAAAGAGGTAAACAAATGAGATACGATATAACTTTTGAAAACTTTATGTCATGGTTAGAAAAACAAATAGAAAAAGCAGAAAACCATAAACAGGCTTATACACCGCACAATTTAGAACAAATTTATAAAGCAAATAATTTTAATGTATTGTCTGAAATTTATAGTTTGGCAGAATATTACAACCACTACGGACAAGACAGTAAAACAAAATTAATTATGATGTTCAACCATGTTAAACAAAAATATATAAATGAAAGCAATTTATTAAAAGTATTACCCAAAGTAAACCAAGACTTGCATTGTGGCATTATAGATACCTACCATGCTATATCTGATTATTTATTTTGGTCTAATGATGTACAGGCATATTTATACCAAAACGGTAGATATAGCGAAACAAAAGAAGAATTATTGATTTCTTAACACTTCTTAACAAAGTACTTGACAAAATAAATTTTATATAGTAGTATATACATGTAGTCAAAAAGAAAGAGGTAAACCATGAAATTAAAAGATAAAGAACATTCTTATTATGTAGTAGACAGTTATGCAAACTATAAACCGCTAACTTTAAGAGGTACAAAACAAGACATGGTTGAAACCGCTTGTAAACTGAATGATGAAACATTTGATAAATCAAAAGAATATGATTTATTATCTGATTTCAAAGGCAAAAGATTTTGTGTATTATTGGCAGATTACAAATAGAAAGAGGTAAAATTATGGACATCATGAAAAAAAGCATGCTACTTGACAGAGCAGGAAAAGACTATAGACCTAAAGAAGAAAAACCTAGACATATTTTTTTCTTTAAAGGACATTATATTATGATAAGTGAAGATTATAGAGATGTATGGGTACTTACAAGAAAATCTTATTTTTCTACTCATAATAATTCTTTAGATGAGTCTTTAATTCAAGGTATGGAAGAAGTCTATAATATAAACAAAAGAAACTATGACAGAGAAATAAAGAAAGAAAACGAAGAAGAAAAAGAAAATGCTATAAGAGAGCAATTAGAACCTTATATGGAAGTTATTATTAAAGAAATTATGGCAAGTAAAGAAAGTTAACAAATAGAAAGAGGTAAACTATGAAAAATATAGCTTTGATTTTATGTATTTTGATGTTGGGTATGCCGAGTATGGCGCAAACTATAAAAATCCATGTCAACGAACAACCAAATCAACAACAAAACCAAGTTATAAAATTAGGTGGTGGATTTACAAACGGCAAAGCATATACTACCGTAAAGATAAACAACAAGCAAATTTTGAGGTTGAACTCTAAAAAACTGACAAGTGGAATGTTAAGTTTTGTAAATGTTAGATTTTAACATTTGACTTTTTGAATTTTATGTGTTAGTGTAATCATGTAGTCAAAAAGAAAGAGGTAAACAATGCGAATAGAAGATTTTAATAATACTGAATGGTATATAGTGTATGAGATTTTTTTAGACGGTAGCAAAAGCATATACGGTATGAATTTAGACAAAACACCAATTATGAATAAAAAACAGTTAAGAACTGTAAAATCACATCTTAAAAGAAAAGGTGTAAAATACGAGGTTCAGAGGGTTTCAGTACAATTACAAGATATAATAGAAAGAGGTTAAAATGTATATAAACAAAATGATTTTTTTAGAACAGGCAGAAGTAGAAAATTTATTATCAGAAGAAGAACTACAATGCCTTAAAGAGCGAGAAATAATTGCACATACAGATTATAATACGGTTGAAATAGTTGCAGATGTAGTCAATTATTATATAGGAAATTTTTATATAGTCGAAACACTCCGTAAATGTTTAGGTCAAGAGGTTTTGAAATTGATTTTATCAAACCAAATAGATTTTATAATGTTAGTATAAAAGAGGTGTAAAATGTATTTTAAAAATGATATTTTATTTAGAGATGACAACCAAATTTTGATAGATTTAGAACAGGTTAATAAATATGTAGGCACATCTAAAATTGATGATAAGTTAAGAGAATTTATAAAAAAATATCCAAACCTACATTTAGATTTCGGACTCAACACAAACAAATTTTATATAAGCAATAGCAAAGGTGCAAGAGCGATATAGTAACACTTCTTAACAATTTGCTTGACAAGATAAAATTTATTTGATAGTATATACATGCGGTCAAAAAGAAAGAGGTAAATCATGACATTAAAATTTATTTAATTAAACAAAAAGGAATTAGTAAGTAAATATAAAGATACAATAATAAAAAAGGGCTCTAAAACTTTACAAAAGACAAAAGATTTTGAGATAGTAGGTACAAGAAATACGAGAGATAGAAAATGGTTTATAGATGTTTTGGTAGGACAAAATACTACAAAAGAAAGCGTGAATTATAAAAGATTTAGAATAGCACAGGGAAAATATTAAATTGATTTAGACTTTCTTTTTTTATCTTTTGACAGAGCAAGTTTCGGACTTGCTCTTTTGTTTTTTATATAAAACACAGATTTTAAATTAGGTGTATATAAGTTTATATCAAAACAAATTTTAAGACCATTTCTAGGTCAAATTTAAAGAGTTTATACACCAACATATATAAATTATCATATAATATATAAACAGGTCTTAAATCGGCTGTGAATGACCGCAGATTTAATACAGGTGATAAATATAGGTGGTATATAGGTTTTGTGTGAATTACATGGTTGAAATGCAGTTATAATTTTTACATGTTCTTTTTCCCGTTTATTTTTGGCAAAAAATTTCTTCCCGATTTTATTTTTGAAAATCAACCATAAATCTATACAAATGCAGGTATATAGGCATGTACATATACAAAAAGCATATATAAATCATGCTCATATACAAAAGCATAAAAAAAAGAGCATATCATATATATGCTCTTAGTAAAGGAGTTAGTTTTTATGAAAAAAAGTTCGTTTATTGTCAAAGTTGAAAACTAAAAAATAAATTTTTGGTTATATACGCACATGTACATGTCATGGTGTAGCTCGTCATGTACCGTAGCTCGTCTGTTTTCACTCATTTTGGGAAAAATTTTAGCGTTTTGGGAAAAATTTACCGTTTTTTTTCAAAAAAATAGGTTTTTTCAAAAAAAATGTATCTAAGCGGTATATTTTTTTTAAAAATGTATCTAAGCGGTATATTTTTTTAAAAAATGTATCTAAGCGGTATATTTTTTTTTAAAAATGTATCTACCAAAAAAAATATTTTATTAAGTTTTCAACGTACAAATTTATTACATTAGCACTATAAAAAATTTTTTTATAAAAGTAAAATTGATATATATAAAATTTTTTTATATTGTCTATAACTCAATCATATTAAGATTTTATAAAAAAATTGATATATATAAAAAAATTTTTTATAAAAAAAATACTTGACATAAAAAAAATGTCATGCTAGTATTGAGTCATGCCATGAGTGTTAGGCATGGCAAGTGTAGTAAAAAAATATAGGAGGTTAGTTATCATGACTACAAAAAAACAAAATTTTAAAAAAATTAATTTCAATCAGGCAAAAAAAATCATGGCGGTATGTAAAGAGCTCATGCAAAAAAATACTTTATATACCGATAATGATTTCAATAAGGCATGGGAGCAATTCAATATTGAGCAATCAAAAATAAAAAACAATGAATATGTCAAAATGTTAGCAAGTGGGAACCTAAAACTAGGAGCATGCGTTGGAGTGTGGGATTTGCCAGCTATAATCACATGCAAGGGAGCATGTCCCGGTTGCTATGCATTGAAAGCTGAACGCCTCTATGCTAACACTAAAACGTGTAGACTCCGCCACATGTTACATATATTATACAGCATGTATAATCCTCTATATCAAAAAGCTTTTATAAACAATTTTATAAAAAATTGTAACATGTATAACATAATCAGATTTCATGGGAGCGGTGATATATTTCATGAAAATTATTTCAAAATTTTATTAAAAATTGTTGAAAATTGCAAAAAAATAAGGTTTTACACTTATTCTAAAATTTTAGACAATAGACGGATTGATTATTTCAACCAAAAATATAAAAATTTCAATATAATCAAGTCAATAATTGATATAAATAATAAAAAATTTATTAATTTCGGTGATATTGATTATATAAACGACGTAAAAAAAGAATTAAAAAATAACGGCATGCCATGTTATGTTTGCAATTATCAGAATATGGAGCATGGCATGTGCATGGTGACTTGTAAAAAATGTTTGACATGCCCGCATGTTTTATTTCAAAAGCACTAATTAAGGGAGGATATAAAAACATGATATATAATAAATACAATAACGATTATAAAAAAATACTATTGAATATAGATACAACATGCCATGACTTTATAAAAAAGCAAGCTAACATGCATGATATATCTATCACATTATTAATAAATAAAATATTAAAATTATATGTTAAAAATTGTAAAGATAAAATAAAAAACTTGCAATAATTTTAAAGTTTTGATATTATTATTATGGTGTTATATAAAAAAAGTAAAGGAGAAAAAATTATGGAAACACAATTAAAATTATTTAACATTATTAAAGATTATGAGTCAATTAAAAACATGGGCATGGTCATGTCGGTTAATAGTCAAAGCCGGGGGATATATGGAGTTGATTATTATATAAAAATTAATAAAGATATTTTAAATCATATAACCATGCATGAATTATCAAACATAATTTTAAATAAATTCATAGGTGTATACGGCGGGAGTATAAACATTAAACCATGTACAGATTATATATATTGTCATGTTGACTCATGGAGCGATTAATAAAAAAAATAAAAAAATTTTAAA